TCACCGCTGCGGAGTCGTCCAGGGGGGCCCGCCCAGGAAACTTCGGGGGGGCCCGAAACGCCTCTGACCTGCGGATATGCCGGCCGCGGGCAAACTGCGCGCATCATTGCAGGTCAGAGCCCCTTTTCGGCGTCCGTGTCGGGCCCGCCGGCGCCGGCCGCGAGCTCGGCCGCGACGCTGGTCAGGCACGCGATGAGCTCGGGGACCGTCTTCGGGTCGATCTCGCCGTCGTAGTCGCCCGGTAGGCAGACGGTGTTGCGTCCGTGATCGATGTAGACCGTTGTCGAGCCGCATTCGATGCCGGTCGTGTCGTCGTAGTGAGCGACGCGGACCGCCGGCGGTTCGGATGCTGGCTTCAGCGCCGGAGCGAGTGCGAGATAGCAGCCGAGCGGGCAGTGTTCAACCGAGCAGCCGCGTTCTTCGTACTCCTCGCAGTACGTCCCGGCGCGCTGCTCGCGCGGGACCGGATGCGGCGGACGGCTCTGTGTGTCAGTCATGGTTGATCCCTGTCCGTTTCGAAGGTGATGTCGTTCGTCGGCGATCGTGCCGAGCAGTTGGAAGCCGGCTTCGGCCAGTCCGCCGGTCGTGATGCCGCCGAGCGGGTTGTCGAACGGGTGGCGGATGTCGCCGGCTTCGACGGACCTGGCGAAGACGGCGCCGATCTCGCCCGGGTCGCTGATGTCGAGCTGTCCGAGATCGATTCGTTCGGCTCGGTCTGTCATTGGCTCGCCTTCACGATGACGTGGCCGTTGATGCGGTTCACGTACCGGGCTCGGTTGTTCGGCGCTGCGCCGTCGTAGCGGAGCAGGATCGGATGTAGCCAGCTGAAGCGTTCGAGCCAGAACGCGATCCGGTCGCGCAACGGTGTAGGCATCTGTCAGCCTTCCTGTGTGATCCACGCGTAGAACTGTTCGGCTGTTGCGATGACTTCGGCTGCGACGGTGGCACGGTCGAAGATGGCCATCGAATCGCCGGTCTCGCAGTGCAGGTTGGTCGCGTTGTAGAGCGCGCGTTCGCGCATCTCTTCGCGTTGGCGCCGGGTTTCTTCGGCGCGCTGGCCGAGCCAGTCGTCGAGCGGGAAGTTTGCATTTGCAGCGCTGCTCATCGGGGGATCTCCGGGTTCCAGGTTGTGTCGGGATTGAATTCGTCGAGTCCGGTCGGTGTGAATTCCATTGTCGGATCGTGGTTTGGGCAGCGTCCGTGTTGGTGCCATGTGCCGGCGCCTGGCGCGCCGCCGTCCCAGTAGCCGACCGTGTTCGTCGCTTGGTTGTCGCAGTCGTCGACGTCGCATTTGCCTGGGAATGGCCGGCCGTCCCATTTGGCGGGTTGCCGTTGTGGCGGCTCGGCCCGGTCGTCGGCCGGCGCCCAGTGCGGACACGTGACGGTGAGCGTGAGGTCGTCTGGGATCTCGAATCGGCCGGGCCCGTGCAGTGTCCAGCGCGGGTAGAACTCGTCGACGGCGAAGAGCGTCATCGGGTTGTCGGGTAGCTGCCAGAGTGGCGGCTTCGCTGCCATGCGTTGGATGAAGTCGATGCAGCCGATCAGATTCCGCCGTGTTTCGGCGTGTTTGGGTTCGTTGAGCCAGCCGGCCTGGCGCGCGATGACGTCTTCGATCTCGATGTCGGTGTCGGCGCCGAGGGTTGTGTACGCGATCCATGCGTAGCGGCAGAGCCACGCGATCGGGCCCGGGATCGGGTTGCTCATCTGGCAGAGCCGGTGAATGACGAGGGTTTCGGCTGCTGTCATCGGCTCGTCGGGTTCGGTCATTCAGATCACCACCATTGCCTCGTGTAGGTAGTCCGTGATCTCGTTCGGCGTCTGTCCGCAGTTGCAGATGTATTCGTATCCGCCGACTTCGATGACGTGATCACATCCGTCTTCGTCGTGATCGTCGAGGATGTGCGGACACCACGGACAGACGATCCGGGCGCCGGTCTCGTCGCGGCGCTGCTGGCGCCACGCTTCCATCTGCTCGCGGGTGACGCCGTGTCGGCGGAAGGTCCCGTCGAGCTTCACCTGGACTTGCTTGCCGCAGTTCGGGCAGATGCCGCGCCACGGTCCGTTCTGCCGTTCGGCTTTCGCACCGGATCCGGGACATGTCTGCGTCTTGTTCTTCATGCGTGTTGCTGCTTTCGTGTGCAGTCGCCGCGATGTTTCGTGTGTACGGCGAAGTAGTAACCGCAGCCGGTGCAGAAGCCGGCGCGGTCCCGGGCTGCGCTGTTGACTTGCGACCACCGATCGCGCGGCTTCGATTCCTTGCTCACCGGAGTTGCCGCCACAGTTGGTTTCCGGCGCTGTCGAATCCCATCGGCTGAAGCCGGAGCTTGGCGCCAGTCGGCGTCGTGACGACGAGCTCGCTGCTGCGCTGCGGTTCGTCTGCCCATTCGGCGGGATCCACGACTTCGCACGAATCCGGGCAGTAGATGTGTCCGCAGATCTTCGGTTTCATGTAGACGGGACCGTTGATGCTCATGCGGCCGGCCATCCCATCGTGAGATGGCCGAGCGGGGATTCGGCGCCGGTGACGCGTCGCAGCGCCGGCCGTTCGTCGTCGCGGGATCCGTCGCCGCGCTGCTTATTACAGAGCCCGTGCAGCAGCCGGTTCGCGATCTTCCCCTTGCCCTTGCCGTCCGGATGATCGGCGGCGAGCACACCGGATGTTGTGTCTGGCTTACCGTCCGAGCGCGTCGCGGCCGGATCGTAATCCGGGTTCTTCGTGCGATCGCGGTACATGGGCAGACCGCACCAGAAGCACGGCGTGCCGTCGATGTGGTTCTGTCGCAGTCGTTCGGCGCGGATTCGGTGTGTGCTGTCGTATCCGCGCGCGGTCGGCGACGGACGTTTACGGGGCGCCGGCATCATTCACCTGCTTTCAGCCCGGCATCGATCACCGCTTTCAGCCCGGCCGCGAACTCGGGCCCACTGTCTGCCGCCGCGCGGCGGAGCGCGGCGTCGATCGCGGCCTGGCGTGCGGCGTTCCGGCAGCCGGCCGGCGTCCGTGAGCAGTCGGCCGGGCAGACGCCGCCGCGCGGGCAAGCAGTCGTGAGACCGTCGAGCAGTTCAACTTCGGCGCCGCACTGATTGCAGATCCACGGTCCGGTTCCCGGCCGGCCGTGAAGCGTCTTGTGTTCGCAGAGCGGCAGTGTTTCGGGCTCGGTGGCCGGCTCGGCGCCGGCGCGCTCGGCGATGCGCTCGGCGGCGCGTTGCGCGAAGTCGTTCAGAACGCGTTGGTTGTGCAGCTCGCCGCCGGATTCGTATGCGGCGCGGAGCCGTTCGTTCGCGGCTTCGAGCTCGTCTTGCGCCCGGGCAACCTGATCCTGTGCGGCAGCGATTTCGAGCGACGCGAGCCGGCGCTTCGCGTCTTCGTCGTCGACAGCGCCGGCGCCGGCGATCTTGTCGAAGGTGGTTTCGGGCTCCGGCGCGCGATGCCGGCCGCTGCGCTGCTTGCCGGCCGGATGACGGTTCATCGCGGCGTTGAGCGCGTCAACGGTGTCCGGGTTCAGTCGGGCGCCGGCGATCGTCTGCCGGGCGCCGTCGAGCTCGGCTTTCGCGCGTTCGACTCGATCTTCGGCGGCTTCCTGCCGGCGGCGCGCTTCGCGGACGCGGCGCGTCGCTTCGCCGGTCTGCTCGGCGATTTCCTGCGTCGTGGCCATCTTCGCGTCAACCGGTGTCGCGGGGATGACGGCGAATTCGGAGCCGAGCACGCCGGCCAGCTGCGCGCAGAAGAACCGGAAGAACTGATCGTCGTCGTCGCGGACCTTCATCACGGTCGATCGGTTGCCGGGCAGATTGATGATGTACATCTGGCCGGGCGCCGCGAGGAACTTGCGGAACTGCTCTTGTGGACTGTCCGCCGGCGTTGGCGGCGTCCAGTTCTTCGGCTGCTTGCGGGCCCGGCGCTGCTTGCGATTGAGCATCAGTGTTGTCCTTCAGTCGTTGTGTCGTCGTCGGATTCGGGAAGCGGTAGGCCGAGCGATTCGAAGAGCCCGGCGAAGCCGGCCAGAGCGCGGAGCGCGCGTTCGACCTGATTCGCCTCGGCCGCGCCGGGATACGGCGACTTTCCGGACGGCGTTCCGTCGAACGTGAAGAGCTCGCCGTCGATGATCACGCCGGTTTTCGCGGTATCTGGCAGCAGCGGGTTCGCCGGCGGTACACAACCGAGCCAGCGTTCGGCGTTGAGCGTGAGTGATCCGCTGTCTTCGTGTGTCTCGATATGCGCAGCGAAGAACGTGTGAAAGACGCGTCCGTCGACGCGGATCTCGACGACAGCCGGCTTTGTGTGCTGCGGCGCGCAGCGCTGGTCTTCGTCGTCTTCGGGATTGACGCGCGCCAGAGAGTTGCCGTTCTCTGACTGGCCCAGGCTTGCCGGCCACTGCTCCATTTCGCCGGTTTGACGCGCCGCAGCGCTGTCGACGGTAGCGCGGCCGGCGATCGATGGCTCGTGAGTTGTCATGGGTTGACCTGTCTTGTCGTTGGGATTGGGTTCAGATCCAGCGGTAGAAGATCGCGGCGAGCAGCAGCACGTATGTCGCGACGGTGAGCAGAGCGGCGCCGAACGCGAGCAGTCCGCGCGCGACGTCGCGGGGATCCGGGTCGTCGGCCGGCTCGTCGAGCTCGGCGCGGACGAGCTCGGCGAGCGTCGGGATCCGCGTCAGCGGCCGGCCGGTGTCGACTGCGATCGCGATGTAGGTGTGTCCGATCGGGCCGAATGGCCGGCGCGGATCGAGCGGCGTCATACCGGCCGCTGTCCGCCGGTATTCGAGCAGCCCGGCCGCGTCGCCGAGCGGGTAGCGCGGTTCGACCGCGATCGCGTCACCGGCCATCGTCGGGCCTCGCTGTCTCGGGATCGGTCTCGCCGAGCCGTAGCCGAAGCCACTCCGTGAACGGAATGCATTCGATGCGCCAGTTCAGCAGCAGATCCCGGTGAGCGTTGATCGGCTGCCAGAGCAGTTCCGGTGTTTCCAGGATCGTGAACTTGATGCCGTCCGGGATCGCGCGGACGGTGATGTCGACGGCGTTCTGTCCGGTCGGCGCCCCGGACGGCGCGATCACGACGAGCCCCGGCCGGCTGATCCGTTGCGATGCCGGCTCGCCGGCCATGTAGCCGACGTGAATCTCGACGTCCTGCCGGGACAGTACGGCTTTGAATCGGGCGCCTTCGGCGTGAAGCTGCTTGTCCCAAGCGCGGACGAGAATGTCGGTCTGAAGAGCAGTTGTCATGTGTGGCTTGATCCTTCCTGCGATGAGCGCAAACGTGCCGGGTTGCTGCGTGTTTCGTCGCGATCGAACTCATCGCGTCCGCCCCAGAGCCCGTGTGGGTCCTGCAAGCTGGCGCGGTACTGCTCGCACGCGAGCCGAACCGGACACTGCTGGCAGACCGCTTTGCCGCGCTCGATCTGATTCGCGTAGCGGCGTTTCGCGACGTGGCTGCGGCCAGATACCGGGAAGAACATGTCGTCGACCATCCGGCCGAGATTGCGCAGTTCGTCCGGTGACGCGTCGAGCGTGAGCAGCGACGCGCAGCGCGCGTCACTCATCCATTCGCGATCGAGATCGCCGAGAATTCCCCGGAGGAATCCCGGCCGGCCGCGACGCGGGATCCGGGTTCGGTCGTAGTGTCCGACAGGCATCAGATCTCACTTCCCGCAAAGTCGAAGGTGAGTTGATCGAGACGCCGCGCTGTGAGCTCGCAGTAGCGTTCGTCGATCTCCACACCGATTGCCTTCCGCCCCAGGTTGCGAGCTGCGATCAGTGTTGATCCGCTGCCAGCGAACGGATCCGCTACGTCGCCGAGTGTCCAGCCGATGAGCTGCTCGAGGATGCCGACCGGCTTCGCGTGCGGATGTCCGCTGCGGTAGTTGGCCATCCCGCCGCGCGATTCGAGTACCGAAGAGCGCGAGGCATTTCGGCGTTCGTGCGGTCCCCGGAGGAACACGAGCTCGGCGTCGGTTCGGTATCCGGTCGTTGAGCCGACGACGCCGGCGTCGATCGGTTTCTTCCAGACGAGCGTTTGAACGACGCCGGCCGGCGCCGGCGCCCGGAACGAGCCGAAGACAATGCTCGGCCGGCTGTCCGGCCAGAGCCGCAGCGCTTCATCGCGAACGGTCGTGTCGTCGTCGTTCGCGATGCCGTCGTGTTTCGTCGTCTTCGTCTTCGGTCCGACGCCGCCGCCGTGATGTTCCCAACTGATCCCGTATGGGGGATCCGTGACGAGCACGTCGGCCGCGAGCCACGCCGTGATTTCGCGGCAATCCCCGTGGTAGAGCGTCACGTAATCGTCGGCGTAGTACGCGTTCACGAGCCGGCCGCTTTCAGCTCGGCGAGCACGTCGGCCGGCGGATTCCACAATCCGAGCGCGCCCTTGCAGGGGATCGGCTCGGCCAGCGGACGCGGGTTTTCGAGCACCAGGTGAGTGATCCGCCGGCGTTCCCGTCCGCCGTGCTCGACGTATGCCGATTCGCCCCACGGCGCGCAGCAGCCGGCGTCCGGATGGCAGTCGACGAGCTCGACGACGCCGATGATCGCGCCGCGCGCTACCCAGGCTGTCGAGAGCTGGCTGTAGGTCGCCGGCCCGCACTGCGCCGTGACGCAATTCCACGCGTTGCGAACGAGCTTCGATTCGCTGCCACGCTCCGACCACCGGGCGCCGGCGTGGATCGCCAGCGGGCCCCGGTATGACCAGAGCTGCGTCCGGTTCTCGATCAGCTTGCCGCCGTGAACGATCGACCATGCCCAGGGCTGCTGAACGGTGAGCGCCTTCATCGGATCCCCGCTTTCCGCCGGCGCTCGACGGGCGCCGGCCGCAGCGTGAACGGCGCGAGCTCGTCCGGCCAGCGGACCGTGACCACGCCTTCGATGTGGCGCCGGCGCGTCTCGAATGGCAGTTTCCAGCCGAGCCGCATCGCGCACATTGCCGCGCAGACCGCCGAATCGGCGATGTCGTGATTCGCGACCGGGATCGCCGGCCACCACTTGCTCACTTCGCCGAGAATGTCTTCCTTCTCGGCCCGGCCGTAACCGGTCGCCCAGGCTTTCAGCGTCGTCGGCTGAATCAGCGCGCGCGGGATGTTGCGGGCCCGGAATTCGTACCAGAGCGAATACCAGAGCGCGCCGCGTTCGAGGTAGCTCGGCAGCGCGTTCTTCGGCGGGATCATGGCTTCGATCAGGACGAGCGCCGGCGGGAACTTGTCGAGCACGCGCGCCACGGTCCGCGCCTGCGACACGATCCGATCGGCCGACTCGTCGAAGCCGGCCGTGTCGGGCAGCGAGTAACCGCAGTCCTTCAGCACCTTCGGCCGAGCGACGCCGTTGCGATCCTGCGTGAGCACGGTGATTCCGGTCCGCGTCAGCGACGAGTCGATCCCCATCACGTAGGACATCAGCGGACCTCCATCCGGTGCAGTCGCTTGCCGGGCATCGATTCGGCTTCGTCGCGACCGCCGAGCGCGAGCTCGACGGACAGATCGCCGATATGGCGCGCGATCGCGTCGGCCGTCGACTGATCCCCGCGAGCGGAAACGACCTGTAAGGCTCTCTGAAGCGTCGAGAGGGCTTCCCCGGTAGTCACCGGCGACCCCCCACCGATTTGGCGCACTGCGCGCAGAGCAGCGCCCCGGGCGCCATCCTGTGATCGCAGACCGGACACACCGGATCGGCCGGGCGCCACGAATCGAGCGGATGCGTCGTGTCGTCGGCCGTGACGACGAGACGCGTGTGTTCAGGGATCCTCAGATCGATCACAGTTGATTCACTTTCTCGGCGAGGGCAATTCGGGACGGATGAGCGGGAAGGTTCTTCAGCCGGGTCGGCTTCTCGCCGGTGAACCGGGTGACGCATGTCTGGCCGGCCGTCATGCCGCAGCCCTTCGGCGGCAGCGGACACGGGACGGTGTTCGCGAGCTCGCGCAGTCGCTTCCACTCCTTGCGGGCCCGCGCTTGCTTCGCGTGCCACTGCGCGCCGCGCGCGTAGTCCTGCGGTTCGGTTTCGGTGTCAGCCATTTCGGGCCCTTCGGGTTGTCAGGTGATCGCAGCGGATCGCGGGTTCGACGGGATCCCCGTCCGGGCCGAGCAGCCATCCGCCCGGATCGCATTCGGGACATTCGTCGATGAGCGCCTTCGACTGCGCGCGCGATGCGGCAGCGGACTTCTGCGCGGACGCTTCGCGCTCGGCGCGGTCGGATTCCCAGGCCTGGAAGACGATTCGCGCGTTCGCGCAGTCGCCGCAGCGTTGCCGGGTTCCCTGCGGATGAGCGTCGCAGAATTTCGGCGGAGCGGATTCGGTGTGTGTCGCCGGCGAGCCGCTACCTACCGGATACACACTCTCTCTAGTAACCACTAAGGGGTGGGGTGGGGTGGGGCCTGGGGAGTCCCCGGGGGACACGAATTTGCTGCCAGTGTCGCGGTCCCCATCGATGTCCCTGGGGGACATTTCATCATCGATGCCGGTCACAAAGTTTCGGCCGCGCCGTCTTTGGTTCCGTTTCTTCTCGGCTTCGCGTTTGCGCTTGGCCTCAATTTCTGCCTTAGTTTGTTGCCACTTTGCCCAATTTTTGACCAAAATTCCGTCATTTTTTGGGCAACATAGCGCGGCGTCCATCGGTCCCGGATCCACCAGGGCAGCCACGACGGACTTCGGAACGAGCAGCGACTTCAGCTTCGAGTGAGGGATGAAGCCGTCGAGCTCTTCCTTTGCTGACCACGATCCGCCGAGCACCCAAGCGCCGGCCGCTGCGATCCGCATAGGGACGCGAACCGGCGTCGTCGGGAGATTCATGATCGGCTTCGAATCGCTGAAGCCGTCGTCGACGTAAAACCAAGGCATGTAGACCGTTACCTCGAACCGTGATCGTTGTTGGGTGTGCCAGCGGCCGGCCGACGTCGCCGGCCGGCCGCGTGACGGGTTTCAGCCACCGGACAGATCTCCGGCGATCGGCGGGATCCCCGGCCAGACCGCGCCGGCCGCTGCCGCGCAGCCGACGCATTCCCGCGAGATCCCTGTCGAGCTCATGAGCTCGCCGCATCGCTGGCAATGAAACGTGAACACTGCGGCCGGAACTGGCGCGCCGGCGGGACCGCGCGCGGCCGACGCGAGCCGGGCCCGCTCGGCGTCCGGCATGATCGCCGTCATTCACGTCCCCCGACGAACCGCAGCCGGCGATCGCCGACCTCGAGCTTGCGTGTCCGAACGTGCGTGTAGTGGGTCGCGGCGTCATACCAGACCGAAGTGACCTCGTGCATCAGACCGGACGCGTCCGGGCCGAGCCGCTTCCCCGGCGGGTATCCCTCGCGTAGATCGCCGTTGAGCTTCATCAGTCGCCTCGCTTCACGAATCGGCCGTCCGGTCCCCGGTCCGGTGTGATCACGACGTGATGCCATTGCCTGAATAGGCCGATCTTGTCGCCGGACCAGGCTGACGTCTTCAGATGCAGCCAGCCGTTCGAATCGACCTCGTATCCGTTGGCTTTCGGGACGCTGACAGTCGTCGTGCCGTGGTCGCACGGACCGTTCTCCGGGCTCGGAATAGTCACGATCGCGCTCATCGGCGGGCCCGATCGTCTGGCTCCGGCGTCACGAGTCCGTGAGCTTCAGCGAGGCAGTCCAACGCGTTCGCGGCGCGCTCCAATGCGACGACGCCGCGCTCGCCGAGCTCGATCGCACGGGCGCCGAGCTTCATCCCCTGCTGGCCGAGCTTGACGAGATCGCCGGCCTGCGAGATCCCCGACAGTAGGCTCACTTCGAACCGCCCTTCGGCAGCGGCGCGAGCGTCACGGTTGCGCCGAACCGTGATTCCTGCTCGGCGATCCACGACAGGATTCCCGTGTCCGTCGTGGCGCGCGTCTTCGCGACGACGGCGAGATCCGGCCGCTGCTTGACGATCCACGGCCGGCAGACGTCGATCGCTTCGTCGATCAGCTCGGCGCGCGGGATCCCGCGAGCGTCCGGGTCGTCCGGGTCGACGCTGCGATCCTTCAGCAGAAATCCGAGGATCCGGTACAGGTTGCCGAGCGTGCAGAACGGCCGGTCGTTGGATCCGACGAGCACGGTAAGCACTGCCGGCAACGGGAATTCGTCGCCGTTCATCGCGTTCACCGGGTTGTCCGGATCAGTGTCAGGATGCGTCATTCCTCGTCGCTTTCGTTGATAGGTGGGACCGCCGGCGTCGCGCCGGCGGCGTTGCGCTGCTGTAGGAATCGCGCGAGCTCGGCCGTTTGCCGCTTGCGGTTCAGCGCTTCGCGCAGCCGGACCGCCTGCCGCAGTTGCGCGTACGCGAAGAGCGCCGTGACGAGCAGCCACGCGCAAGCCGCGCCGGCGACGTAGGCGAGCAGGACGAGCCATCCGCCCGGCCTGGTGAACGCCGCCGAGATCGAGGCGCCGAGCCCGATCAGGACGAGCGCGAGCATCGCGCCGATTCGTGTCTTCGCTTCCCTCATGCCGGCTTGCTCCGTTCGATTCGTAGGGTCGCGATGTCCCAGGGCTCTTGCGCCGTGACATCGATGACGTCGGCCGGCAGCGCGTCGGTGTATGCGAGCTTGGCCAGCGCGAGACCGGGCCCGGTGAACATGAAGACGCGTTCGCCGAGCGCGGCCGGCAGAACGGTTTGGTAGCCGGCCGCGATCAGCTGCTCGGCGCGCTCTTGCGAGATCTCGACGTCGATCATCACGCCTTCCCCAGGCATGTCGCGTTGTGTCCGTCGCCCTTGCGCGCGTAGTCGATCAGCACGATCCGCCCGGTCGCGACGTTCGTTACCGTGCAGGACACGGAAAACGCGTTGCCGATGTGGGGATCCGCGCCGAACCATTCGCCCGGCGTTGCGAACTGGAAGTTTGTCGCGGCGTCGCGGCAGCCGGGGACGTAGAACGGCGCCAGGAAGCGCTCGTCGTCGTCCCGTGGCTTGATGCCGGCGCGGTCCCAGCAGTTGCCGCCATTCCATGCGACGTCGATCCGCAGTGAAACGCCGGCCGAGAATGCGTGTGCGTGTGGGGCCGAGCCGCCGGCCGCAGCGCCGATGATCAGCGCTGCGGCGGCGAGCCAGGCGAGCGGGACAACCCGCTCACGGATGAACGACGACATCAGTCTTCGTTGTCCCCGTCGCTGAACTGCGGCGCGTCGACGGCGTTGTCGTCGTCGGCGTCGTCGTCGGGGATCTCGCCGTCTTCGTCGTCGCCGGCCGCGTCCGCCGTGACGGCGCCGCCGCTGGTGAACATCGCCGGCTGCTCGACGGCGCTCGCCGGTGGCTTCTCGCCGGCTGGCCAGACCGCGATCACCTTCAGGGAACGCGTGTCGCGGAGCTCGCCGTCCGCTGCCTTCCGCCGGCCGTCGCCGACGCATTCGTACTGAACGACGAGCCGGCCGGAATCGCCGATGGCCGGCGGCGTTTCGAGCTTGATGTTCGTCGCCCGGAAGCCGATGTAAGCGCCGCCGGTGTCGACGCCGCCGTCGTCGATCTTGTCGAGCTCGTTCGTCGACGGATGATCAGCGGCAGTCGTTGTGTCCACGCCCATTGTTTCCCGATTCCTATCTGTGTCAGCAGCTTCGGGCTGCTTGGTTTCCGCTGTCCTGTTGGCCAGCGGCGTTTTCGATGACGGCGATTCGAACCGCGCGTCGATTCCCGGCCAGCGGCGTTCGTAGATCGATGAGGCAGCTGTCCGGGTGACCTGCCGCGTCGGCGTCGCTGATCAGCCGGCGAAGGTCGCCGAGCGTCAGCGAGCGTCCGTTCGGATCGATCTCGGTCACTGCGCTACTCGATCCCGGTGAGCTGGCGCGCTCGGTTATTCATCTCGCGCAACTGCTCGACAATCGCGATCAGCGCGTGAACGATCGCGAACTGAACGTCGCCCGCGTCGCCGTTCGCGTTCTCGGTGGCCAATGCGAGATGGTCCATTACTCGCCGCCTTCGCCCGACGTATCGCCGTCGCCCGGTCCGGCCGGCGCTTCGCCGGCGTCGGCGTCGGCCGCAGCGGCTTCCTGCCGGATCGTCTCGAGGTTCAGCCACTCCGTGACGTCGGCGTCGAGCGTGCCGGCCTGCTTGCGCGAGATCAGGACGTTTCGCAACGTCTGAAGCTCTTCGTCCGTCAGCTCTTTCGTCGATTCGATGTCGCGGCGGATGATCTCGCGGATGACGACGAGCCGATCGGCGCGCTTGTCGTCGCCGTTGAGTCCGAGCTCGCCGAACGTCGCGAAGATCGCGCTGTTGAGCCGGGCCCTGCCGGACTTGCGCAGATCCTTCACTTCCTGCGACGGCTCCGGCTGCGGCATCTGCTCGGCCGGCTGCTCGTCGGCCGGCGCCGGCTCGCTGTCCGCCGGCGGCTCGGCCGGCGCCGGCGTCTCGTCGACGACTTCGCCTTCGATCACCTGATCCTGATCGATCACCTGCTCGCGCTTGCGCTTCCGCTCACGCGCAGCGCGGACGCCGGAGATCCCAGAGCCGGCCGGCCGGCGCTTCTCCGACGTCGGCCCGGATTCGACGTTGCCGTCCTGATCGATCACGGTCGGCTGCGCCGAATCCTCAAGCACCAGACCGGAGAAATCGTCGGGATACGCGCGGCGCCAGGCCAGCGCTTCCGCACACTTCGCGATCTGATTGCGCGGCATCTTCGACCACATCGAATTGGGCCCGTTGCTGCCGCCCTGAACAAATTCGCTGAAGTGAGCGATGCCTTCGAACTCTTCGCCGTTGCGGTAGATCACGAACCGCGCAGCGTGCGGCGGACGCGAATCCGGCCAGACCTTGCGCCAGTGCTGAATCACTTCGCCGTCGTCGGTGATGTGGAAGTCGTCTTCACCGGTGAACCACGGGCCCGCGAACGCGATCTCGTCGCCGTACGCCTTCGCGGCTTCCCGGCCGTTCTTCCGGTAGCCATCGATGCCGGTCTGAATCGTGTACTTCGTGACCCAACGTTCCTCTTTGCGGCGCCCGCCGTTCGGCGTGTCAACCCACTCGCTGATCTTCGTGTTGCGGCCGATCATGTAGATCTGCTTGCGGAACGGATCGAGCCCGGTCGTCCGGCAGTAGTGGAAGAACAGATCCACGTCCGCCTTCGTCGCATCTTCGACGCCGAGCGCGCGCAGAATCGCGAGCTGATTCTCGTCCCAGGTCTGCTGATCCGGCCGGATCGTCGCGAGCGTCTTCGAGCCGAGCTCGTCGGCCGCGCGCTGCGCCGCGTCGACGAGATCTTCGGCGTCCGCCGGCTGCTGCTTGGTTGTGGTTTCGGTCATTGTGAGCGTGTCCCTTCGATTGGGTGGTTACTTGGCGCCCTTGGCGGCGTACAGCGCGACAGATCCCCGTGACGACGGCTGCCGACGCGCGACCAACGTTCCGTTGCATCGCGCGTACTGCGCGGACTTCATCGCGTCGAGCACGCGCGTCTTGGCCAGTCGCGCGGCCGATTCCAGCGCCTTCAGATCCGAAGTCGCGGACAGGAATTCCTCGGCGAGCTCCGGCGTCAGCTCGACCTCGGCGTCCTTCTCGATGTCCGGATGCTGCGCCCGGACCGTCTGATAGGTGGCTTCGCTGTCGTCGAGCTCCGGCGGCTCGCTACCGGAAAGCGACCGGTAGAAGTTCCGGCATTCCTCGATGATGAACGCCGCTTCGCGTTTCGCGTCGGCGTCATAGACCACCTCGTAGACGCGTTCATCGCCGAGCCGGGGACCGATCGCGAGCAGTTGTCCGGGCAGATCCGTCCAGCCGGTGAACAACATTGCGACGAGTACCTGGGTCCAGTAGTCCGCCGGCAGATCGCCGGACAGATCGTCTCCCCACTTGTCCGCGTCGTTCTGATCGCGCGCCATCTTGAATTCCACGACGCGCCGGCTCCGTCCCCGGACCGCGCGACGATCGAGCGTTGCCATCGCCGGGAAGCCGAAATGCTCGGGATCGACGACGAACTGAACTTCGCCGGGGGACAGCAGCCATCCCGGGTTCTTACGGCGCCAGCGGTTCGCCGCGAACGGCTCGATGTCGTGGCCGAGATCGTAAGCGTCCTTCGGCTCGTCGCCCGGGATCAGTCCCTTCATTCGACACCAGAGCGAATACGGCGATTCCCAGCGCGAAAGTCCCAGGATCGCGCCGACTTTCGACGGCGAGATCATGGCCAAGTGCTGCGCGGATCCCGGCGCGATCCATCCGGGCTCACCGGGCCGATTCACGGCGATGATGTGGCTCACCAGACACCACCTGCAACCGCTTCGTACAGGTCGCGCGTCCAGAGCACATCACCCAACGCCGTATGCCGCTCGTAGTCAGCGGGATTGACGCCGGCAGCGGCCGAGACAGCGTTCGACTTCCACGGCCGAGCGATCGGCTCACCACGGCCGGCGAGCCAGCCGGCGGCGAGCGTCGGGACGTCGAGCGGATGGTATTGCCAGCGCGGCACGATCCCGAACGGCGTCAGCAGCTCGCCGATCCGCTCCATATCGAAAGCCGGATTCGAGCCGGCGATCACCGCGCCGTCGTCGACGATCTGCGCGATCCGGACAGCGGCGTCGAGCCGCAGCAGCGCCCGGCCGGCGTCGTAGCGGGCCCGGTAATCGGCCGCGAACGATTCCGGCAGTGTGGACAGCCAGTCCACACCGAAGCGCTGCGGATCGTGCTTAATCGTGAAGTGCTCACGCGCAACTTCGGATCCGGTGTCGTTGATGCGGATCGCGGCGAACTCCCAGATCGGCGCGCCGCGATCGACGCCAAGGGTTTCCGTGTCGAGAAAAACAGTCGTCATAGCTGAATCCATGTCCATGTAGTGCGGTCGGTTTCGGTGTGTTCGCGGAGCCAATAGCCGTTCGTCAGCCCGGATGTTGTTGCGATGCCGGCGAAGTCGACGTCGGGCTCGAAGGTCGTCGTGTCGTGGCCGGGTCGGTTCAGCGCGTATCGGCCGGTTCGGTGAAACTGCGTCAGCCGGATCCCGGTCGTCGAGCGCGGCGCCATCACGACGCCCTTGCCGCGAGCTCGCCGGGCTTGCCGGACATGTCGCAGAACGACCAGCGATGTCGGTGACGGTCGCTGATCCGGTGAGCCGGAAAGCAGCCGGCGCGGTTCAGCTCGACGGCGCGCCGACAGATTGGGCATTTCATGACGCGACCGCCCGCCATTCGATGCCGAACTTCGCGTAGCGCTTTTTCAGCGCCTCTATCGTGAGATCGAAGAACGCCGCGATCTCGGCGTCCGTGCGGCCGGCGGCGCGGTGATCGGCGACCATCTCCGGGAAGTCCGGCGGGATCGTCGGCTTCGGACCGCGCGGCGGCGACGGGACGCCGGCCGGCTTCGCCGCAGCGTTGTCGAGATCCGCGTCGTCGTCCCACGCGAACGGCGACGCCCATTGCATCCGCCGGCCGAGCTGGCGCGCGTCGCCGTTCTTCCCGGGGATCATCGCGAGCTCGCCGTAGAGCGCGCGGATCTTCTCGTCGAGCTCGATCGAAACGATCGTCGGCTGACGCGTCGCGATCCGCTCAAGCTCGCGATCGTCGACGTCGAGCCGGCGCGCCAGCTCGAAGAACGGATGTCCGATCGTGACGAGCGCCTGGATCCGGCGAACCGTGCCGAGCGCGGCGACGACATCGCCGGGGACCTCGATCGCGAGGATCGCGTCGGCCGTCCGCCGATAGACGTGCGTCCGCTGTTTCTTCCCGCGATGCGCCCGGCCTTCGTAGATCATCAGAACGCGCCGCTGCTCGACGCCGGCTTGCTGCGAGATCTCGCGCAGCGTGCGGCCGGCTTTCAGCAGAGCGTCGATGTGTTCCTGAACCGGTTCGACTTCGACGAGATGCGACACGAACGTCCCGGTAGCGACGGCGTTGTCGTGCCATTCGGTGTAGCAGCGTTCACATAGACCGCGCCGGCGCTTCCGACGCTTCGGCATTTGCCCGCAATTGCGGCAAGGTGCCTCGGTAGACTGCGGATCTGACAACGGGTTGACCTCCATTTGTCGAGATGCCGGTCTGCGCTCCACCGCAGACCGGCATCGCCGTTTACTGCGGATGGGAAGAGCGCGCCGAGCCGGGATCACTCACCGGCTCGGCGCTACCGCCGGCGCCATCCCCTGCGCCGCCGGGGGTCCAATTCATCTCGTCGAGTACCGTCCGGACGACGGCTGCCCAGAACAGATAAGGACGTTCGGGATGCCGGGTCGCGAGACGTTCGGCCGCACGGTCGCGGCGGGCATCGAATGAGATCGCCGGCCGGCCGGCGATCGGCTGCTCGGCGCCGCAGTGCTCGCAGATCGGGCTGGCCGGCTGCCGGCGCCCGACCGTCGCGGTCAGCGCGTCGATTGAGCCGGCGAGCCGGCCGAGCAGATCGAGCGTCTGCTTCTGGTAGGGATCGAGCTCGTTCGCGCGCTGCTGCGCGACGGCTGCGGCGCGACGTTCATCTTCGATGTCGGCCGGCGAGCGGTAACCCTCATCCCAGCTCACGCCGTGGCCTTCGCGGGTTGCCGGGACGGGAGGAATTCGGCCGGATCAGCGTCGAGCGCTTCGGCGATTCGGACGAGCGTCAGCACAGTGACGCCGCAGTGATCGATCTGATTTGTGAGGGTCGCCCGGGGGATTCCAGTGCTGCGGGACAGGGCAGCCATGCTCACGCGACGGCGCCCCATCTGAGCACGGATCCGCGATCCGACCTCTTCGATGAGCTGGGTTTCTGCTGGCATGACGGTCATGCTGCTGGAATTCCAGCAGATCGTCAAGCAATGCTGTCGTGTGTCGGCGTGTCGTTCTGTATCAACGATTGTTTGTGAGTTGGCAAACGTTGCCTAGACATGTCGAGATCTGTCGCAATATGATCTGCGCATGAGCACAATGCTTGATAGCTGGCCAGAGCCAGACCGCGAGTCAATCGGCGAGCGGCTTCGCGCATATATGGGCGTGCACAAGATCAGCCGTGCAAAGTTGGCAGTCGCGAGCGGTATCAACCGACAGTCGCTTTCGACGAAGCTCGACGGACAAGTCGACTTCACGATCGACGACATAACCAAGATCGCCCGGGCTCTGAACCGGTCGTGGCTGTGGGTCGTCAGCGGCCTCGACGTCGACCCGGACGGCGACGACGGGGGATCCAGCGGTGCCCCCACCAGGGCTCGAACCTGGGACCTGCGGATTATCAGACCGGAAGACCGGGCTGAAGTTGCGGACATCCGCCGCCATGTTCCGGAAAAAGACGCCGCATGACGCCGCGAGATCGCGGCGCCGAGCGCGTCCGCCGGCCGGCCGACGAGCGCGTCGTCCGGCCGTTACCGAATCTGCCATCAGTCGATGGCAACTGTTACCCGGTCGCTGCCGAAACGGGACCCGGGGGATATTTGACGCGGGAAACGATTGGGGGCGTGACTTACGTTCATCCCCTAATCGAAGAATGGGAACTGTGGCAATACGCAGCGCGTATGTCCCCGGTGACCATCTCCGAACGCGTTCGCGTTATTACACAATTTGCTGAAGAGACGGGTTGCTCACCGGTGGCTGCGCAGCCGATGGATTTGCTCCGATGGCTCGGTCGACACACCGACTGGTCCCAGTCCACGGCGGCGACCTATCACTCATACCTGCGTGCCTGGTTCAAGTGGTTGAACTTGATGGATCACCGCGCCGGCGATCCGATGCTGAAGCTGCCTACGCCAAAATATCCGGACCGTGTTCCGCGACCGGTCCCCGACAGTGACCTCGTTGCGTTGCTGTCGACGCGGATGCATCACAGAACGCGCGTGATGATTCTGCTCGCCGCGCTCGCCGGCCTACGCGTGTCGGAGATCGCGCGCGTTCGCGGCGAAGACGTCGACGTCACCGGTCCGCGTCTGTACGTGCTCGGCAAGGGTGGCTCGAAGAATTGGGTTCCGCTTCATCCGTTGCTCGTCGACGTGTCGCTCACGATGCCTCGGCGCGGATGGTGGTTTCCGGCAAACAGTCGCCGGCCCGGCGATCACGTTCACGGCAAGGGAGTCTCCGACATCATTGGGAACGCGATGCGCCGCGCCGGCGCGCGCGGAACGCCGCATAGCTTGCGGCATTGGTTCGGGACGACCGTGCTCGACGACGGAGCCGATCTGCGCACCGTGCAAGAGCTGCTGCGTCACCGCTCGATTGCGACGACACAGATCTACACAAAGGTCCCGGACGCGCGGCGGCATACCGCGATCGATCGACTCGACCCGTTCCGCGCCCGCGTCGCTCACTACGATGACGATCCCGGACCTCACCAGGGCATAGTCGCGTAGCGATTCGCCGGACCGCCATTGCAGGATGGCAGTACGATCCCGCCGTGGAGATCTCGAAACTTGCCGTCGCGGGTATAGCGTGCGGCGCGTTAATCCTCGGCGGGTTCGGGGGATGTGCATTCGGCTACGGGATCGGCTCGATCTCGTCGTCGCCGACGACCAGCGGCAGCGCGAAAAGCGATTCAAGCTCGTCGCCGTTCGATCTGCCGACAACGACGACAGCGCCGGCAGTGCCGCCAAGCATGACGGACTTCGTTGTCGAGGTCGCCGTGTCCGAACAGAAGTGTTTCGGAAGCGCCGGCTGTAACTACGAGTTAGTCGTGAATCCGACCTATATCGGATCAACAGAAATCAGCGGCAAATGGCTCGTGATCTACGAGATCACCGGCGGCGAGGATCCGCAGACCGGCAACTTCACGATCGACGGTGGCCGGATCCGATGGGATTCGGACAAGCGGATCAGCGGATCCGCCGGCGCCGTGTTCACGGCGCAAGTCGTCCGGGTCGTCAAGCAATACTGACGTCGGGCAGCGCGGCAGCGAGCGCGTCGGCGCTCGGCTGCGGATCGTGCGGATCTGTCAGCCAGTCATTGCGGTTCAGGTGGGCCCAGGCGCCAGCGCCGGCGCCGGCCGGATCGGGATAGTGACGGATCCTGCCGCCGCACACTGTGCAGTCCGCATTGCGTTCGGGTCGTGGCATCTTCCGATCCTGTCTGTCAGTCGCCGGCGAGATAGACGAGCGTGATGTAGGTCCCGGCCAGCGCGAGCAGCCAGCCGGCCACGATCCCGCCGGCCACTGTCGCAGCTGCGCGCCGGCGCGTCACAGCAATCCCTCGATCGTGTCGGGAACGGTAACCGCGCCGGCGCGCAGCTCGACGCCGGCCGGCTTTCCGCAGCGCGCGCAGATGTCGACGAGCGCGCCGGCGGCGTTCGGGACCGTGACGCTCGTGATGTGTGGACACGGCGCCTTCGGTGGCTTCACGACGCCGCCGGCGTATAGCGCGGGACCGTCGTCAGATCGAGCTTCACCGGGTTGTCCGGATCGTATGTCTCGACGGTCGGGCATTCGAACGTGAAATCGCTGAATCGCCATTGCTCACCCTGAATCTTGGCCAGCCCGAACTTCACGTCGCAGAGCAGCTTGCCAGTGCCCAGGCCGAGCGCCGTCGACTTCGCGAGCATCCGCACGCCGGTCGCCGCTTCCTGCTCGGCGTATTGGCCGGCTGTCGGTGTCTCGCCGGCCGGCGCCGGCTGCCGGGGGATCCGCAACACACCGGTCTCGATCCGTGCGTTCACCGGGACGAACAACACGGTCTGCGGCGGCGTCAAGCCGGTGAGCCGCAATTCGAGCGCTCGATCCTTCGGTCCGCCTTCGACGCGCAGCGTCAGCGTCACGTCACACCAGACGTTGTAGTAGTCCGGGCCGAGCCCGGGATCGAACGTGTCGGGAACGATCCCCCGGTAGGTCCCGTCGAGCTGGAAGTAGGACAGCGGTAGGTCAGCCATCGGATCCGGATCCTTCCGTGCTGCGGACGTCTTCGGGCCCGCCGGCATCGCGCCGGCGTCGAGCTCGTTCCGCCATCGCTCGTTCCCGCCGGCCACGCGCCTGCTCGGCGCGCAGCGTGAGGATCATCGGCATGAGCGCGACGGCGCCCAGGCTGTAGATGACGAATCGGATCTGTTGGCGGAACGGGTAGTCCGAATCCCACCAGGTAGCGACGACGATCTGAATCAGCACCAGCGAGAACAGAGCCGACTTCACGAGGTAGACCTTGCCGATTCGGTTGATCCACCAACGCGACCGGAAGCCGTACAGGAACGCGAACACGGTCGACAGCACGGCGACATAGATCAGCGACACGTTCGCCGCGAGCTCATAGTCGACGGCGTACCAGAAGCCGGCGGCGAGCGTCGCAGCAATGCCGGCCACTGCAACCAGGTATACCCACCGCACCGTTACCGACCTCCCCAAGCCTGTTGCATCAGTGCTGTCCACCGATCCCCGTTCGCGTCGATCTCGTGTTGTAGACCGGCGCTGACTTTCCTCGAATACCGGACGATCTGCTCGGCGCGCTGGCTGCGCGCTTCGGCGGCGCGGCGCCCGCGTGCGGCTTCCTGCGCTTGCTGGCGCGCCGCTTCGACTTCGGCGTTACGCTGCCGCTTCCACGGCCAGACGATCATGGCGCGCTTCCCGTCGTGTCCGGGACGGCTGCGAGAATCCGCGTCGTCGCCGTCTTCTCGGTTACCGCCTGACTGAGCGTCGCGATCGTCTCGGCGTCCTTCGCTTCGCGCGCTTGCTGCTCGGCGATCGTGAAATCCTTCATCGCGACGATCTCGCGATGCTGCCGGCCGAGCACGATCCAACCTCGAAGTTGTGCCACGACGAACAGAGTTCCCACCGCGACCACAATCCCCACAACGCCGAAGTCGTCCCATAGCGCGGGATTCCAGACGGTCATTCGCCGAGACTGTCAGCGGCATCGATCCGCTCGGCGTTGCGGATCGCGAAGACGCCGACGACAGTCGCGACGCCGACAACGACACTGATCCCAGAATGGACCTGTACCGGGACGAGATCGGTTAACGCCGCGCTCAACTGATTGCCGAGCTCGGCGATCATGCCGGCGCCAACGACGATCGTCTTCCGGATCTCGCTCGGCTTGTAGAACTTCCGACCAATCTTGATACGCATCGAACCGATTCCTCTCGCAGTGCGGGTTAGGGCAACTTCCAAGCGGTCCACGCCGGCGGACCGTCATTCCAGTGAGAGACCGTTCCGGGGACCGTGAACACCGTTGCGCGTTCGACTTTCTCGCTGATCACCTGGGCCGCGCAGTCGACGCCGGTCAGCCCGCGCCAGTAGGGCTGTGGCTGATCGTGGTAGTGGTAGTGAGCGTTCGTCTGAACGAACCGCAGCGCGGCCGCGATCGACTGAATGATCGCGGGGATGTTGGTGATCATCGCGAGCAGGTTCACATCGCCGGCCGACGTCGCCGGCGCGACGCCGATCCCGCCGATCGTGATCATCGTGCGGATGCCGGCCAGCGCGCCGAAGCCGGCCGTCGCCGGGCCGAGCCCGCCGGCAGCCAGACCGAGCAGCGCCGGCCCGAACGATGACGTCAACAGGTTGAACAGGTACAACGCGAATTCGACGCTGGCTTCCATCCGGACGAGGATCTGGTAGATCTGCGGCAGCAGCCCGACGCTATTCGGATACATGTCGCCGGGAAGCGTGAAGTCGTAGAGCCGGCCGGTCGTCCATTCCGGATACCAGACGCCGGAGATACCCTGTCCGCCTGGGTCGTTGCCGAAGAGCGTCGGGCCCGGCCGCTTGGACGGGTTGCCGAAGACGCCGAGGATCTGCCATTCGTCGCGCCGGTCGGCCGGCCACTTTTCGAGCGCGGCGCGCAGCACGTCGCCGCCCATCGAATAGGCCAATCCGACCTTCGCGACGCCGACCATCGGCAGCGCGAGCCGCAGCAGCTCGGCCGAGCCTTCCCGTACCGCGTCGACGTAGCTGTGAGTCGGGTCGCCCATCAGAAACGCGTCCGTCGAGAAGCCGACGCCCTGCTGAACGAATCGCTTCGCCGGCGCGGCCGGCGCCGGGACGATGACGCCGAGCCGAACCTTGCAGTCGTAGGTGAGAACACCGGGCTCGCGGTTGTACTTCGGGTCTTCCGTCTTCGCCAGATACGCCTGGATGTTGCGCAGCGCGCGATCAGTCGCCGCGTCGAAGACGTCGTGAAGTTGGACGCCGACCTCGACGGCGCGACTGTTGGCGGCGTAAGCCAGCAGCAGCCGAAGGTTCAGCCGGCCGATCTCTTCGCTCGCCATTGGCGGATCCGTGAGCTGCGGTTGCTTCCAGGCCATCTCGGTTTCCTCTCAGGGCTTCAGCGCGGCGGCTGTCATCGGGCCGACGATCCCGTCGACGACGAGCTTCGAGCGGCGTTGGAATTCCTCGACGGCCATCCGGGTTAGCGGACCGAAGTCGCCGTCGATCGCGAGATGGCCGGCATATCCGGCGTAGGCGTACTTCAGCCGGCGTTGCACGGCACGAACGCGATCGATGTTGTTGCGCGGATTGCCCTGGTAGAGCATCCAATCGGCGTACTTGTCCGGGTTCGTGCCGGGCACGCCGACCGGGGGAGGAGCCACGATCGGCGGCTGCGGCTCACCGGTGAGGAATTCGCGGACGTCGGACAGCAGCGTATCGACGGGGAAGTTCGGTCCCGGGTCGGAATGTCCACCACCCCAAGCGCCGAAGTCGACGTGTCCACAGATGCCGTTGAGTCCCCACGGGGGACGGTTACGTCCGCCGATCCATTCGACCGGGATCGGCCGGCCAGCGGCGCGTGACTGCTGAATCCAATACGCGATCTGTTTCGCGCCGAGCCGCAGCGCGTTCCGTTCGTTGAATCCGTCGCCCGGCGTCGGATCGAGCCACTGCTCGCGCGACCACGACGCGAACGACGACGACCAACAGATGTGATACGCGTACTTGTTCGCGCCGACCGCCGACCACGATCCATCCGTGTCCCGAACCATCCCCACAATGTCGGTGTCGTCGACGATCCGGTGATAGCTGACGCTGTTGCGCTCGCAGTAGTCGCGCAGATTGACCGCACGGCTGCGCGATTCGCTCGTGTGGCAGCCGATCCACATCGGCGACGGCAGACCGCGCGGACTGTATCGGTTGCGCGCTGTCCACAGTGCTTTCGTGATCGGATCGGCCAGAGCCACTGTCGCGTTTCCTCCTGTGTTCGGCGCCGGCGCCGGCGGCGCGGCTTCGGGCTCGCGAGCGCCGGCGAGCCGCTTCATCGGATCCTGTTTGGCGCCCGGGTTGTACTCGCGCGGCATGTCCGACAGATGCAGATGCGGCGCGACGCCGCCGTTCGTTCGGCTGTCCGGGTTGATGTGGCCGATTCGCTGGCCGGCCGAAACGTGTTGCCCCTTGCTGACTTCGCGGACGATATGTCCGTATTCGAGGCATCCGCTGCCCTCGGCGTCTGTCGAATCGATCACGAGCCAGCCGGCCGGATCGGGCCCGCCGTATCCCTGCGCGGCGCCGGCATAGATCACGGTCCCGGATTGCACGGCGTAGACCGGCATTCCGGCCGAGCCGCCGTTACGTCCGAAGTCGACGCCGGCATGAAATCCGCCGGAGCGCGGACCGAACGGCGACGTGACGATCCGGCCGGCGCCTAATGGCCAGTAGCGGGGGATTTCGGATCCAGGCACGCCGAAAGTGCACCACTGAACGCCGTTCTGAGCGAACCAATCACGGCCGGCGAAGCGGCTGCTCGATCTCGACGTGATGCGCGTTATCGCAACGGACGCAACAACAGATATACGTCACAATCGAGCCGATCGCGCCGGCGGCGAGGATCGCGATCGCGTGAGCCACGATCGCGGCGAACATCAGAACGACACAATCCCGATCACCGCAGCAGCGGCGAGGATGGACAGCACCAAACCGACCGCGACGAACGGCAGCCACGGGAACGGCTCTTCGATCCCAAACCGGCTGTACCAGTGCCGCATACGAGGCAGCGTAGACACAGCTACGCGCCGGCGCTCGCGAACTGCGCGCCGTTCGTGATCGGATCGATGTCGACGAACGCCGCCGAGCGATAGAGCAGCGGCTCGTTCAGCGGCGCATAGCCGAGCGGATCGCCGGCCGGCGTATGCGAGAACACGATCGCATCGAACCGGATCCCGCCGGGAACGTAGACACGTCCGCCGCCGATGATCCGGCCGGCTTCGTGGCGCCAGAAGATCTGTCCTCGCCGATATTCCAGGTTGGCCAGCGGTTCGACCGGCATGTCGAGCACGTGCTCACACAACCCGACCCATGCCGGCCACGCGAGCAGCCGAAGCGCCGGCGTCGCGACGGTCGGCGACGTCATACCACGGCCAGCTGCGGCGTCAGAACTACTTGGCCGGCGGCGTTGAGAATGATCGTCGGCGACAGTGCAGCCCAGGCAATCTGGGTCGCCCCGGTCGCGGCCGAGCACTGCGTCCCATGCGTGTAGGTACCGGCCGGCGCGTTGAGCAGGACAGCCGAACCGCTCACGGTCCCGTCGCTATTCGATGCCCAGGTCGTAGCGACACGATTCCCCGACGTGTAGCTCGCCTCGTTGGCCGGCGTCGTCGTGTCTCCCGGGTTGCCGGTGCACACACCGAAGAACGCGCCGTAGCCCTTCCAGACGTCGGCCAACGCTTGCCGCCGCGCGGTGATGAGTCCCATAACCGATAGTGTCCTTCCCGTTCTGCTGATCTGCTTGCGAGCTACTGATACGCGCGACACCAGACCGCGCCGGCCGCGCCGTTGCCGCCGTTGCCGCCGAATGGCTGTCCGCCGGCGCCGGCGCCGCCCGGCGGGTTACCGCTCGCGCTCTGATTCGTCTGCGTCGCGCCACCGGTGTACGTGACGCCGTTGACGGTCTGTGTCTGCGGCGACGGGCCCGGTCCCTGAAACTGCGACGTACCGGTGAGGCTAGTTCCGCCGCCGGCGCCGCCGGCCGCGCTGCGCGCCGTCATTCCGGTCGCGCTCGCCGTCGACGCGCCGCCGGGTGAGCCTGCTCGGCCGCTCGGCGTGAGCCCGCCGGCGCCGCGCGCGCCGCCGGCGCCAACAACGATCGTGATCGTGGTTGTCGTCCAGGGGATGTCGACGCCGCGAACGAGCGTCACAATGAGCCATTGGCCGGCCTCGCCCGGATGGCCAGACAGCGCGTAGAACTGTCCCGGCGATCCGCCGCCGCCGCCGGCGCCGAGCAGAACGACATCGATCTTCGTGCACCACCACGGGATCGTGTACGCGTACGTTCCGGCCGTCGTGTACGGCGTGAGCACGGGCGCCGTGGCCGGGAAGCCGGCAGCGATGTTGAGCGACGTCGCGGCCGACAGCACTGATCCCGCCGGCATCCGCCCAAACGCCGGCAGTGTGAGCGCGGCGCCGGCCGACAGCGGCAGACCGCGAAGCTGCCGCTGATAGGCCGCGAGCGCGAGATCCGCCGTCGCACCGAGCGACATCCCTCGCGGGTACCGCTCGCCGGCAGACAGATCCAACGCGCCGGCCGCAGACAACGCCAGGTCGCCGGCATAGCGTTCCTGCGCCGCGATCGCGAGCAACGTCGACGCGTCGATCGTGATGTTTCGCGGCTCGATCTGCGACGCGTCCAGCGCGAGCAACGCCGCCGCAGCGACGTCGAGCTCGCGCGGCTCGATCTGCGACGCCGCGACGTCGAGCTCGGCGCCCGCATGGATGGCCAGATCGCCTGGCGCCCGGCCAATTGCCGCGAGATCGAGCTCGCCGCCGGCCGACAGCTTCAGCCGGCGGTTCGGCTGCGCGAACCATCCCGGGCTGTAGTTGGCCGGCGCGCTCGCGACGTCGGGGAACCATCCTGGGATCTGGCGCGGCGGATCCGCCGGAACATCAGGGGACCACGGCATTTATCGCTCCACGAGGTAGCCCATCAGCGCCAGCACTTCCTCGTGCGAAGCGCCGGCCGGGAACGTCGCGAGCGGCGTCATACCGTTCGCGGGATCGCCGTCCGCGTCGAGCACGGTCGCGCGCTCATCAGCCAGGAACACGTCGACGGTCGTCGGTAGGTGAGACTTCGCCACCGGGACAACGATTCCGAGCGTTTCGGCGAGCGTCCCGATCGGATCGAGTGTCGGAACGGTGATCAGCAGATACTTGCCGTCTGAGCATCGATAGTGGTTTGTGGTCGGGCAGAACTGTGGAAGCGCTTCGGCGATCAGGGTCGCGGTTTCCATGCTGTGATCACTCCCTACCTGTAGAAGAGCCAGACGACGCCCGGGGCGCCCGGTCCAGCGGAGCCGGCCGTGCCGCCCAGAACGCCGGAGCCGTTGCCGCCAGATCCGCCAGCGCCGCCGGGATAGCCACCGGCGCCGCCGTTACCGCCCGAACCGCCCGTAAATGAGAAGTTGCGCCCGCCGCCGCCGCCGCCCCCGCCGCCGCCGCCGCACTTCGTCAGCGCACCGGCCGACACTGATCCGCCAGGCCCACCATCACCGCCTCGGGCCCCGGCGTTGCTACCACCCGGCGCCGCGCTGCCACCTGTGCCGCCGGCAGCCAGCCCCGAGGGATCCCCCGCCGCGCCAGCCGTCGCGGAATGCCCTGTCGGAGGATCGTCCGAGTTGTAAGCCATGCCGCCGGCGCCGCCGTTGCCGGGCGCCGAGCTCGTCAGCGAAAGCCCGAACGCCGTAGCGATTCCGCCCGGAGATCCCTGCGCCGGCGACTCGACGATCACAGCGCCGGCGTGCGGCGTCGCATTGGCCTCACGAACATACGAGCGCTGTCCTGCGGTCCCTACCGCGATGTCGAACGCTGCCGGCAGAGTCGCAACGTCAAGTGCCTGCGCGAGATATGAGCCGTGCAGACCGCCGGGTCTGACGCTCGTCCCGGTGTTGTTGATTCCGGCTTGTCCGTTCTGTCCGCCGCCGACGACGATCGCGACCATCTCGACGAGATCGGTCGGACGGGCCCAGTTGGTAGTTGAGGACGTGAACGTTGAGACGGTGTAGCCGGCCAGCACGGCATCACGGACGGCAGCCATCGTGTCGAAAACCGAGGTCGGTGTTCCGGTCGGCGTCGTGCCGGCCCACCCCGCCGCGACGTCTTCGACGATCTGATTCGTCTTCTGCTTGGTGCCGAAGAGCGAGCCGATCAGCCCGGCAATCGACGACGCCGGATTCCACGATCCCGACAGAACGCCGTTCGCCAGCTCGACGAAGTTTTCCAACGCGTCCGCAACGCCGTCGCCGAGATCGGCGAGCTCATCCTCGAGCCCGTCGATCGCGTCCTGCGGGATGTTCTGAAGCGCTGCGATCACCGCTGCCGCGTTGTGGCCGGTGCCGGTACCGCCGAGCGCGTTCACGATCGCGTCGCGGATGTCTTGGCCGGCGCCGTTGAGCGCGGCGGCGAAGTTCTGAATGTTGCCCTGGGGGATACTCTTCAGCGCGTTCTTCAGATCGTCGACCGTCTTGTCGACCGTGGCCGGTAGATCGGTGAGCGCTTCCCAGGCTTTGTTGATCGTCTGCCGGATCTTCTCGGCGTGTTCGGTGAGCTCGGCGATCAGACCTTCGACGTATTCCTTCGGCAACATGCCGGCGCGCTTGCGGGATCCGTCGTCGAAGTGCACTTCGCCGGCGAGGCAATCGTCAGTGACCTGAACCTTATTCACGATCAGATCCACACCGGCCGGGACGGTGTATGAACCGGAGATCAGGACCCAACCATCTACGTTGCCGGCGACGTCGCTCGAATCGCCGGCCGGCGACGCGATTGCCGTCGCCGGGATCAGTGTGTCCGCGATCCACACCGGCGGATCACTGGCCACCGGCGCATCCGCATACGCCGCGACCGACAGCCGGATCGGCGTTGTCCCCGGGTTCGCCGTGACGCCGGTGTAGTAAGTCCAGATCGAGACGTTGACCTCGCGGTTCTGAACGACGCGAAGCGGATTCGACACGGCCGTCTTCGTCGTCCCGTCCGCGACGATCTTCATCGATCCCGGCCGCGTCCGGCCGAACGTTCCGTCCCACTCGACCTCTGAGTTATCACGGATCGATGCGTCCGTGTCGAATCCCGGATTATCGAGCGTTTCCGGGTTCAGATTGTCGATCGATGCCGCCGAGATCTGTCCGAGCCGGCCGGCCGCGATCTGGCCGAACAGACCGTGTTGTAGGAGCTCGCCGAGATCGTCGAGCGCGCCGTCGACTTCGCCGGTGATCTCGTGATAGAGCGCCGACCATGAGGCGAGCAGCCCGGTCGGCGATAGACGCGCGTTGATGAACGCCGCTGCCGCTTCGAGCGGATCGAAGTCGTCAGCGTTGGCGCCGGCCAGAAACGGGAAGAACTGGCCGAGCACATCGATCGCAGTGCCGAGCGACGCCGAATCGAGGAACGCCAGCGGAACGCCGAGCAGCTGCTCTAGCAGCTCGACCGGGCCCGACAGATCGATCCCCGTGACGTTAAAGATCGTGTCGACAACGCCGTCGAGCACTTGATCGAGCCCGTCCTCGAGCCGCTGCCGGATCCCTTGGCCGGCGCGCTCGGCCGCTTCGTCGATCGCGCCGAGCGGATCCGTCCATCCTTGGATGCCGGACCGCAGCGGGTTGTAGAGCGAATTCCCGACGCCGCGAGACTGCGGATACCTATCAACGGCTTTCGGCATGACGTCAGCTCACCGGCAGCATTTCGAGGGACAACTGCGAGTCCTTCGTCGCGTACGTGTAGTTTCCGGATCCGCCTTCGCGGACGAGGATCACGTAGATGTCGATCGGCGTGTCCTTCGGGATCCGGCCGACAGACGATTCCGGCGACACGGCGCGCGACGGATCGGCCACGCTCGACCAGTGATCGCGGATGTGAGCGATCGTCTCGGCGTCGAGCGTCGACGGGTCGTAGAGCGCCTTCCCGATCAGCGCGCCGGTTTCCGGTGCGTCGTCGCTGCCGGCCGGCAGATAGCGGACCTCCACCGACACCTGGGCAGAGTTGAATAGACCAGAGCGCTTCCAGCGGAGATGTCCACCGATCTTCGGGTAGTACGCGATCGGCTGGCCGGCGATCGTCGGCGCCGCGATGACAGTCCGCGACGCGCTGAACGTGCCAGCCGGCCCGAAACTGCCTTCCGGAAGCGTGATGTACCGCACGACCTGTTGCGACGCGTCACCGGGTTCCCAGCGCTCATTTGCGGCGTTCCACAGGATCGTTTGTCCGTCGAGCGGTTCGCCGTGGAAGTCAAGCGATTCGGAGATACGAGAGTTGTCGCCCTTCGGTCCGGGGATCCCGGGAACTAGCAGATGGAAAGTCGGATTCTCGTCCGTGCCACCTTCGACGACTTCGATCTCGCCGTACGGTGTCGCGCCGCTGAACTCGACGAGCTCAGCCGACATCGCGATGTTCGGCGTCGGCCCCGGCGGGCCCGGGATCGCGCCGAGGATCACTTGCCAGTTGTCGCCGTCCCAGATGTGCCAGAAGCCGGCGATGTACCACGCGCGGCCGGCGTCGGCTTCGCCGAGCTCGTCGGGCAGATCCGCCGGGTTCGTGATCGTCGACTGCCATTCCGGGCGCCAGAACGGCGCCGGCAGACCGCGCGGACCTTGCGGACCGATCAGCGCGTCGAGCGTCAACGCTGCCTCGTCGGGCATCAGCGTCAACGTCCCGGCGATCATCTGCGGGTCGCCCGGGTTGCGCGGCATCGCGTAGAACTTGATGTAGCAGTAACGTCCGCCGATGGGGATCGGCTCGGCCGCGATCGTCATAGCTTGCCTTCCTGTCTCAGTCGCGCAGCTTGCGCCTGAAGTTCTTTCGACTCTTCGGTCTCTTCGTCGGCGTGATCGAGCCGGCGAGCCGCTTGTCTGGCGCCGGCCACGAATGCCTTCCGCGCGGCCGGCGCGAACATCACTTCGAACTCACGGCGCGCGGCCGGCGTCATCTGCGCCAGCTGAACGTCCATCGCCTTTTTCCGCCGGCGCGCTTCCTCTTTCGCGTCTTCGCGCTGCTGCTGCTCGGAATCGAAGGACTTCGGGATCCACTCTTGCGCGTCGACGAGCCGCCCCTCGGGATCCGGCAGCACCTTCGGCCGGATCAGAGCCAGATCGTCGTGTTGATCGATGCCGGCCAGCGCGGCGTGAAGGACAAGCAGTTGTAGTGTCGCGTCGTCGATCCCGATGATCGTCCCGTCCGTGACCTTCACCGCGTCACGGAAATACCGCATCAGCCGATCCTTGCGCGCCAGCACTTCATCCCATTCGGCGCGCGTGAACGCGTCAGCATACGGCGACGACGCGATCCCCGGGATCTGCCGTTGCTTCTGCCGGCGGACGCGATTCGCCTTGCCCATCAGAACATCTCCCCAGATCCGGCCAACAACGCCGCGAAGTTGGCAACGTTTCCGATTGTGCGGAATCCGCGCGCGATCGGGTTTTCCTCTCGCCGGTCGTCGCCGAAGCTCACCTGGACGTCGCCCGGCAGATCGCGTGTTCCTTCGGCGCGCGCTGCGAGGATCTGATCGGTGTAGAGAACGCCGCGAATCTCCGACGAGACGCGATCGCCGAGCGTATAGTCCTCACCCCAGAGATAGGGACCGTCGCCGACGTCGAACTTCATCGATGAGTAAGCGGCCATCTCTTGATCGCCGGCCGCGAGCCCCTGGATCGCGTTGATGACGTACGCCGTCCCCGTGCTCTGAGCAAAGTATTCGCGGAACGCGTGGCTACCTGCCAGCGAAGAGCGAATCGGGTTCACGTATCGCTGGAAGGCGAGGAAAACGTCGTCTAGCTGGCCCTGGTAGAGATTGTCGAGACCGGACGTCCCGTATTGCTGGTACGCGCCGAGCCCGTAGTTAATGACTTGCTCTAGTTGAGCCAGGCCGTAGCGAATTGCAAATGTGATGGCCATGTTCACCCACTGCGGCGAGCGACCGCCGACGATGATGTCGGTCGCTTGCGATTTGTGGATGACGCGCCGCTTGCGTTTGACGTTGCCGAAGCCGACGTCGCGATAGACGATCGGCGGCTGCTGCGGCGAGACCAGCAGCAGCTTCCGGAAGAACGGATCGACTTCGCCGTCGCCGTCGCGATCGAGCGGGATGATCGTCTCGGTGATCAGATCGTCGAGCGTCGCCGCTGCGAGCGACAGCCCGCCGTCGAGCGCGGTCCCGGTCGGGCCCGTGACCCCAGACTTGTCTTCGAAGGACAGGATCGTGCACGCCCGTGTGGGTTTCAGCGCTTCGCCGAGCTTCTCGCCGAAGAAATCGGCGTATGGCGCCGGGTCGCCCGGCAGCCACACATACGCGCGGCAGATCACGCCGGCGTCCTTCATCACCGGTGTCAGAACGGTATGCGCGTCCTTCCAGCGGGATCCGATCGTGCACCAACGCGATTGATCGAGAACGGGATTGATCGGCATCACCTGAACCGGCCAGTTCAGCGGCGAGATGTTCTGAAGCCACGTTTCCGGCGCGAACGGGTTGCGCGGCAGCGGGTACCAACCATTGAGCGTGTAGAGCCTGAACAGGTTGAAGAACACCGAGCTCGCGCACGTGAACGCGCACGGTCCGCCCCACAGATACATCTTCGGGAATTGGATCTCCATCGGGAAGATCGGATTCGCGGCGAGGTAAATCCCTTTGAGATGCCGGCGCATCGAAATGCACTTGAGAGTGGTCTTCGGCGCCTCGCCGGCCGTCTCGTCGTCCTCGATTGTCATGACCTTCCCGCCCCACCGATTGCGGAAATCGGTCGGGTTGTCCGGGTCGGGATCGATCGTGACGTGAAGGTCTTCCTCGACGCGCGTATCGATCGTGATGATCTCGCGCAGCCAGTCCAGATGACTTCCGGAGAATGAGATCTCGGCCGTACCGTCTTCGGTGGCCAGCTCTTCCCACATCCACCGGTCGACGTGTGGATCGAGCCGGCAAATGAAGTTGAATTCCTTATCCCACAGCCGGATCAGCGGTTGCTTGACCTTGCGGTTCAGGTACGAATGCCGGCGCTCAAGCAGTTGCATATAGACCTGATCCGTGAGCTCGCCGTCGAGCGTCTTCGGATCGATCCCGCGATCGAGCGTTACCGTGCTCATGCGACGGCCATCTCGTAGCGCTGCGGTACCTGAACGTAGATCTTCCCGCCGACATTCGAGTGTTTGATCGGCAGCGTCGCCGTCGAGCGCGGCGGAATCGGGATCGTGAATCCCTGCCCTTTGAAGCGCTTCAGCAGCGGGATCCCACTGTCGCCGTACTCGCCGAGAATCCAGTTCAGCAGCTCGCTATTCCGGACGAATTTCTTCGCCAGGTTGTCGACGGGATCCTTCGTCGTGATCGCGAGCCGGTGCGACGGATCGGTGTCGATGATCGCGTGTTCGCCGGGCTGAAGCTCCGGGACCTCGATCATGTTCGTGTCGGCGCGTTTCCGCGTCAACGTCTCGAGGATGTCATCGATGAACGGGATGCCGAAGAGCCGGCCGAGCTGCGGCCAGTCCGACAGGATCCCGGAATCGGCTGTCGGCGTTGTGAACGCGTTGGGCCCGTCCGGAAGCCAGACCTTGCCGGGCGCCGAGATGACGTAGATCGGCCACGCCGGCTCGGTGCCGCGATTCACTGCGCGCAGCACGCCGTCAGCCTTCGGCCCGGGCTGCCGCACGAACGGCGCCGGCCGCACGTCTGGCCGGCGCCAGCACGGATCGCCGTCGACGGCGAGAACGATGTCGTGGATCGAGAACCGCTGGCGCGCCGGATCGTCGGCCAGCAGACACTTCGCGGACAGCAGTTGCATAGGGATGTAGAGCTCGCCGAAGCGGCGCGTCGTGACGGTGAAGAATCCGGTCTCGTCGCGTTTGCAGCCACGCCAGAACCGCGATCCGGTGTCGTACCAACCGAGCGACGAGTCCGACATCAGGCCGAGCGGGAACGAGATCTCTTTGCGGCCACGAATCGAGCGCTGGAATCGCGGGGGACCGTATGCCGGCTTCGTCCAGATCGAATCGAACGGGATGTGTACCAGACCGTCGATGTCGCCGGCGATGAACGCGCCTTCGATACCGCCCTCGAGCCCGGCCAGCGGCCAGACCTTGCCGTCGCTGCCGATCCATTTGAGCGTGATCGCTTCGTCGCGGATCTCCGGCGGGAGACTTGACCACGGTTGCAAGTCCGGACGCGGAAAGCCTGGCGCTTCAATCGTTGTCATCCACCCCACCCCATCGGCATGTGTGATTGCAGACGGTCGACGCTGGCCACTTCGCGACGAACCGTGTTCGCGATCTCGTCTTCGCGCGGGCCCGCGTTGACAGCGATCGAGACGTTGCGCGACTGATCCACCGGGCCCGGTGCGGGCCCGGCCCCGAAGCCGGACGCCGGCGAGCCGAACGGCGCGCTGTCGGGCCCGGCCGTTCCCGCGAAGTCGAACGGGGACGGGACCATCCCGAATGGCAGCCCGGACGCCGAGCTCGACGTCGGGACCTGAACCGGCGCGCCCGGTGTCCATCCGGGCTGTTGGATGCCGAGCTGGCCTTGCGCGGCGCCGAGAATCGGACCTTTGAACGCCGATAGCAGACCGCCGGCCAATTGAACCGGCAGCAGCCCGGCGAGATCTGGGAAGAGCGAGCCGTCGAAGCCGAGCGTTTCCTTCAGGAACGATCCGAAGATCCCGCCGATACCGCTCAGATCGCCGTTGCCGTTCTTCTGAGATTCCTTGCGCGCCTCGCGCGCTGCTGTGAACCGGCCGCGTCGAGCTTCCTCGGCGTCCTGCTCGGCCCATTCGGCATCTTCACGAGCGCGTGCGGCGGCCTCGCGGGCCCGATCGATGTCGCGATCCGCTTTCGCCTTGTCTTCGGCCGACGCTTTGATGTCCTTGTCCAGCTCGGCGCGGCGAGCTTCGGCGTCGGCGATCGCCTGATCGGCGTCGGCGATGTTGCGCTGCGCGTCACGCGAACGCCGCTCGGCTTGCGCGATCGAGCGCGGATCCGTCTGGTAGTAACCAGGTTCGCCGAGCTCGTTGTATCCCGGCGTTCCGACGCCGGGTTCGAAGCCGTTGCCGAACGCGTTGACCTGCTGAACGCTCGACGGACCGACCGCCGGCAGCACACCGTTCAGCGATTGACTGCCGAGCGACTGCCCCTGGCCGGCGCCCCGGACGGCGACGTGAACGTGATTGTCATGCCGGCCGGCCTGCCCCAGTGTGTAGAAATCACCGAACGCGCCGACGTTTCGGCCGTCCTTCACGTTGCCGGCCCATCCCGGAGCGTCATAGATCAGCTCGGCCAGCGATGCGCCGAAATTGGTTGCCATGTACTGCGCGAAGGCGAGCATCTGCGGCGTGTTGCCGGTCCCGTTCGACAGATCGAGCGCCAGACCGCGCCCGTGATAACCGCTGTCGCCGGCGCGGAAGTCCGACGTCGGCGTCAGACCGAACCGCGCCGCGATCTGCTTGACCTGCTCAAGCTCGGGCGCCACGGCGCCGCCGTTTTCGAAGCCGCGCAGCAGCCCGGCGCGCGCCATCGCGCGCAGCTTGTACCAAGTGCCGTGTCCGCCGGCCGCGTCGACTTCGCCGGTCGTGACGACATGCTCATCGCCGGCCAGCAGCGCGGGAACGCTGTCCTTGCCGCGCGTTCCGCCGAACACCGGACCGCCGTACTCGAATCCCTGCCCCTGGCCGATCTGCCTCGGGCTGCCGTCCGGGTTCATCCCGTATTTCTTTGCGACGTACGGGATCGCGGCCGCGATCTGGCCGAGCGGGTCGCCGATCGGCCGGCCGGAGATGTTGTTCGCGAGATAGGTCGAATCGAGGAACTGAAGCAACCCGCGAACCTGCTGCGTTCCGCCGCGACCGTTGCTGTCGTTCGGGTTGTAGGCGCCCGGGTTGCCGCTGCTTTCAGTCTTGATCTGTTGCAGCAGCGCGTTTTCCCACGCCGAGTAGTTCGTGATGCCGTACGCCGGCCCGAACTGCGCGAGCGCTTGCCGGACGGCCGGGCGCCACTGCTCGACGGCTGCCGGCAGCGCGCCGGCCGAGCCCACGAACAACCCTTGCCCCGGCGTCGGCCGGCCACCGGGACCTAGACCGCCGAGCCCGCCGGGCCCGGTGATGCCGGGAAGGTTCAGCCCCGGACCGTCGCCGGGCCGATTCGGCGCCGGGAAGCCCGGCGGGGGACCGCCGGCAGACGGCGCCCCTTGCGACGTGTCGAACGGGTTACTGCCGGGCGCCAGCGTCGGGAAGAGCGGCGAGCCGCTGATGATGTCGATCGGGTTGCCGGCGCCGTCAGTGACGTTGAGCTTGACGTCTTTCCGATCCGGCAGATCGTTGATGTTGTCGGCGAGATCGCCGGTCGAATCCTTCGCGTCGTTCGCGTTGCTGTCGACGTCGCCGATGCTGTCCGCGAGATTGTCGAGATCCCGGACGCGCGCGTCAGCCGCGTCAGCGAACCGATAGAGCCCGTCGCCGAGCGAGAACATCGATTCGGCTGTGTCGTTCCACTCTTTCGCCGCGTCGTCCTGGCCGAGCAGATCCAAGATCTTCCCGCCGGCTTTGAGGAACGCGCCTTCGACGTCGCCGACCGCGTTGACGAACTGCGCCAGCGCGCGGGAACTGTCGGCGACGAACTTCACGATGTCAGCGATGCCGGCGACCGACGCCTCGCCGATCGTCGCGAAGAACTTCGCAATGTCGTCGGTGTGCTCGGATACCCAATCGGCAGCCGTCTTCAGGTCGTCGCCGAAGACGTCGGCGAGCTTGTCTTGTACGTCATCGAGGGATTGCTCGATCGACCGTTTCGCTTCCTCGAACGAGCCGGCCGTGTTGTCGCCCATCGTGTCCGCCGCGTCCTGCGCGGCGCCTTCGACGTTGCCGAATTTGTTGACGGCTTCGGACGGATCCCACTGCGTGAACGAGCCGATGAAGTCGCCGGCCGTGTCGCCGAGCAGAGCCATCGCGACCTGATTGCGGCGAACGGGATCCTCGATCGTGCGGATCCGGTCGAATACCGCGTCGAACGCTTCGAAGCCGGCCGGTCCGCCCTGCTTGAACTTCTCGAACATCGCTTCGCCGTCGAGGCCGATGTTGTCGAGAACTGTGACGATCGTGTCGCCCTCTTCGCTGACGCGCCGGCCGAATTCGCGCAGCGCGTCGGCGCTGCGGTCGGTGACGTCGACGCCGAGATCCTGCCCTTGCTTGATCAGCGCGAGCGCCTGTTGCGCTGTCAGCCCGGCGTTCTTCCAGCCGGAGCTATATTCGCCGATCGAGTCGAGCCAGTCGCCGCCGAGATCGCCAGTCAGTTGGTAGCCGGCCGCGATGACGTCGAACGCTTCCTCGGCGCTGCCGGCAAGTCCGCTGCGCAGCAGGATCGAGGCCGATTTCGTCGTCTCGTTAATGTCGGCGTCGATGAGCTGGCTTACCGCTTGGATCTTCTGAACGACGCCGGCGAGCTCGGGATCCGACGCGTTCGCGACGAGTCCGCCCTGGATGGCCAGCTGGCCGGCGCGCAAGTTGTCCTGAACGGATTCGCCGAAGTTGTTGACGTACGCCTTCGCAGCGGCGCGGCCGAGATCGGCCATCGATGCGTCGTCGAGCCGCAGCCGAGCCTGGATCAGATCGCGCGCCGGCTCGCGCTCGATGCCGGCGATGACGTTCTTCACGAGCAGACCGCCGGCGACCGTGCCGGCCGCTGCCAGTGCGAGCCCGACCGGTCCGCCGGCCGAGCCGAGCCGCAGCAGCGCCGACGAGCCAGCGAAGCCTTCGGCGAAGCTCGACGCCGCATCCGAGCCCGACGACGCGGCGCCCGACAGACTGCCGCGCAGCCCGGCGAGGAAGCCTTCGCCGGACCGCCGGCCACCGCGCGCAGCCTCTTCCTGAGCTTCGCTCAACGACTGCTGCGCCTGCTGTAGGGATCGGGTCTGCGCTTCGATCTCACGCAACGCTGCCTGCTGCTGCCGCAGCGCGGCGTTGCGTTGCGCCTCGGCTCGTTTCAGAGCCGAGCCGCCGCGATCGCGGACCTCCTCGATCCGCGCTTCGGCAGCGGCGAGCTTGTCGACTGCGGCGGCTTCCTTATCGCGCAGCTTCGCGATGTTGTCCGACGACTTTTTGACCGCAGCTTCGGCAGCGGCAACGCCATCCTGAACGCCGCCGGCGATCGCCTTCGCCGACTGCTTTCCGATGTCGCCGAATACCTTGCCGAGCTTTTTGTCGATCGCGGGCCCGATCCCCTCGATCGACGGGATGATCGGCAACGCGTAGTAGCCGACATCCTGGCCGGCGCCGGTGCGGTCAGCCATCGGTTAGCCGTCGCTCTCGGTGGCGCCGTTCGCGCGCTCGTAGTCGGCGTTCGCGACCGCAGTGAACGCGACGAAGAACTCCCAGAAATCGGCGAGCGTCGGCGCGACCTCGTTCAGCTTGTCCCACTGCGCCGGGCCGAGCAGCAGCTCGATCCCGTCAGTGTTGTTCTTCCGCTGGAATGCCTGATGAGCCCGCGTCGGCCATTCCGCGCGCGACGTCGGGAAACTGAACTTCTCGCCGCGAAATTCGACAGTCGAGACGCCGTTCCCGGCGCTCTTCTCGGCAGACTTCGTGTTTCGAGCAGCAGCCATTATCCGGCCTTTCGTGATTGCAGTTCGCGACGACGAGCCGCCATCGCCTTATCCATCGCCGACATTGCTGCCGGGGGAGGTACATCCGAGCCGGCCGGCGCCGGCGAGATCCCGCCGGCCGCAACGACGCCGGCCGCGCGCGCAGCCTTACGGGCCCGGGCAGCTTCAAGCCGCGCGCGGCTCGCTTCCGGGCTGTAGTAGTCCTCTTTCTCGGCGAGCTTGGCCATCTGGGCCTCGTTGGCGCGTTTCTTCGCGAGCGCCTGCTCGACTTCCTCGACGGTGAGCGGCCGGCCGACGTAGGGCTGACGCGCGATCTGTTCCCAAACCTGCGCCGTCAGAATGGATTGCTTCGTCCACAGCTCGTGTCCGCCGTTGCGCGCGATCGCCAGCGCCGACGTCGGAGGTAGCCGGCGGACGTATACCCAGATCTGCCGCAGCGTGAGATCACCGCGCCACCGATCGAGATAGTCGACGTTGCGGAAAGTCTTCAGGTCGGAAGCGATGTCGTCTTCGTTGTTGTCGAGATAGTCGAGCAGCAGCGGGACCGCGCCGAACACGTAGGCGCCGAAGTAGCGCTCCGGCAACGGCTTCGTTTCGGGCAGCCGCTCGACGCCGACCGCAGCGGCCATTGCGTCCGACAGCGACACGAGATCGCGGTAGAGCGGTACGGGCGCCGTCTGGCCATTCAGCAGCGTCGCAACGGCGTCGACGTAGCGGCCGGCGCGGATGAGATCGAGCGGCCAGTCTTCAAGCGCCCGAGGGATAGTCAGCTCATGAGTACGCCAGACGAACCGGACTTCCGGTTCGCCGAGCGCTTCCAGCCGCGCCGCGTCACTGCTCACCTGTCAGCATCGCTCCGACTTTCGCTTCCCTGTCGTGTCCCCGCTCCGGGCGCCAGCGTCTGCGCCCGTGCCGATCAACGTCAGAGCGAACGGTAAACAGTCCGCGCTTAGTCTGCTGACGAGCTCAACGGCTCAAGCCGGAATGCCGTCCGGCCGGCGGGTTCGTCGACGGTGAGAAACTGCGCGGCGGACACATCGCCGGCCGCGTTGTCTGCGACGAGGTTGAAATCGCGATCCCAGAAACGGATCCGGACGCCGCCGTTGCTCGGCGGCGTCCGGAACGCGCTCGCTGGGATCAGATCGGCCGGCATCTAGTCGGCCGGCTGGCCGGGCTCGCCGGCGTCGTCGACGGCCGAGCTCGGCGCGGCCGGCTCGTCCGCCTCGACAACCTGAGTCGTGTTCACGTTGCCGCGACGCGGCGCCGTGCGCTCGGCTGTCTGCTTGTGCTTGTCCGGGTCGAAATACTGCGCGACCTTGCGCTTCTCGACCATGTTCTTCGCCGAGCCGGAATCGACGTCGAGCACTTCGCCGGCCTGCCGGCTCCGGATCGGCTTCGTCAGAATGACCTTCATCGCTTCATCTCCTCGAGGGATCGTTGCCGGCCGGGACTACGCCGCGTCGCCGTGCTGCCAGTGGAAGAGCTCGCGCGCCGAGTTCGGGAAGATCCGCGCCTGGACCTCGCGCGGCGTCGAGTCGCCTTCGACGTCTTTCTCGTTCGGGATCCACAGCCGCGACGGACGCTTCGAGATCCGGCGATCGATGTATCCGCTCGCCGTGCGCTTCTCGAATCCGAAGTACAGATGAGCCGGATCGGGGATGTTCAGGCTCGTATCCGTCGAGCCCGGCCACAGGATCGATTGCATCACCGGGTTGTCTTCGCGAGCGCTCACGGTCACGGTCGCCTTGAAGTCCTTCGACGCGACCAGGATCGTGCCGTAACCCCAACCGGTGATGTCGGTCTCGCTCCACTCGCGCGCGGTATCGATACCGTCCGCGCCGACCAGAATGCCGAGATAGCCCCACTTCACTGTGGCCTGATCCGTAGCGTCCCAGGCTACGGTCGTGTCGAACGGCTCCGAGATGTCTTCGGGGATGTCCGCTTCGAGCAGCGTCGCGCCCTTGTAGACGAACACATCTGCCTCGGTGTAAAGCCGGACATTGCTCGGGTTACCCGCCATGATGATTCACTCCCTGTCGTCTCACGCGATGATCTCGGTTCTGATCACCGCTGTCACGGTCCCGGACGCAATATCCGCCCCGGTCTGCGTGTGCTGTGCTTGCGTCAGCGCTGTCCCGTTTGGCCGGACCTTTTCGAGTCCTTCGGGAAGGTTAGCGAGGATGTGACCTAAGCACTTGCGAGCTATCCGGCGGCATACGTCGACGTCATCAGCGCCAACCGAGATCCGGATCGTGTGATCGGATTTCACCGGGAAGTCGAGCCGCCCGCCGTCGTCGGCGATGAGCACCAGCGGCCGGCCATCGGCCAGTGACCAGTCCGCCGGCCATTTGTGCGTCGCGATCCGTGGCGCCGGCGTCTGGCCGGCCAGCAGCTCGACGATCGACGCCTTCACCGCGCCGACCGGATCCCCTTGCACGCGTGTCACGTCAGCGTTCGCCCGGTCTCGCCGAGCGCCTTCGTCGCGGCGCCGTTGATGGCTTGCTCTTCAGCGCTCACAACGACGGCGCGCGCCTGCCGGTCCGTGACGTACTTGTCGACGGTCCCGCCGGCGGACGCGGCGACCGGCTCGGCGATCGCGTCGAGCGCGGCGCCAATGCCGGCGTCTTCCTTCAAGATCCGGCCGATGTTGCGCTTGTTCAGAACGAATCCCCGTTTCGGTGCCATCAGCCACCACCCCGATACTTGGCCAGCGCGATTACCTGATTGCGCTGCGGATGCTGTGAGAATTCGCGTTGGATCCGCGCCACGCATCGCCGGCCGCGAACCGTCAGCCAGTCGCCGTCTCGTAGCGCGGCATCAGCCGGCAGAACGACGGTGTAGTCGGCTTCCTCGACGGTCCCCGAAGCGCCGTAGCGCTCGGCCGTGTTGCCGGCGTCGACAGCGAACGCGAGCACGTCGACCGGTGTCCCGTCCGGCAGCCGGCGCCCGTCGTCATCCTGTCCGCCGCGAGCGGTGATCGTGACGCGCTCGGCGATGCTCGCGACCGGCTCTTCACGCGAGCAGAACGCGCGGACGTGATGCGGGATCCGATCGATCAGCGTCACCTTCACGCGCGCGTCGGCCGACATCTCGAATACCTTGCCGTCGTGGCGGATCGCGTCTTTCGTCGTCAGCGCGAGCGCGTCGGCGTCGGGCTGTAGCGCACACTTGGCCGAGTAGACCGCGACCGGCGGCAGTGTCCCCGATTCGGTAACGGTGTCGATCGTGAACTTCGCGCCAGTCTTCGGGACAACACGCTCGGTGAACGTCGGCCGGCCGGCCGCGTCGAGCACCGGCCGATCGTTGTCGTCGAGCACGGGATCCCGGAAGATCAGCTCGACGACATCAGCGCCGACGTGAAATCCGGACATCAGTAGTCGCCTACCGGGAAGCATCCGCGCGGCGCGACCGAATCTTCCTCGATGCCGAGCCGGCGCCACTGCGCATCCGAGATGTCGAGCAGCGCGGACGGGTTCGCGAACACGCGCGATTCGGTCGCGTCGTCCGTCGTGATCGTGATGCTCGCATAGCCGGCATAGGTCCCCGGCCGCAGCACTGCCGCGACGGCTTCGAAGATCACGAGCCGGACGTCGGGATCGGATTCGTCCAGATCGGCGCCGGCCCGGTAGAACCGGCGCCGGATCTGGTTCGATGCCGACATCAGCAGCAGATCGGCGAGCTCGTCTTCCGCCCCGACGAGCGGCCGGAACATCTTGACGAAATCAGCTTTCGACAAGATCGGCGAGACGACGCCGCCCATTGTCAGACCTCGATCGCTTGAAGCTCATCCTTCGACAGCTTGGCCAGCTCGTCGGCCGGGCGCCCTGTCGCGCGATGAACGTAGTCGACCCACTTCTCATGTGCCGCAGCCTTCGCCGGCCGCTTCAGCTCTTCGGCCGGCTTCTCGTCCGCCGGCGCTTCTGCCGGCACGCTGGCTGGCTGCTCGACGTCGGCCGGCTGCTCGGCCGGATCCGCATCGCTGGCCGGCTCGACGTCGGCCGGCGCCGGCTCGGCCGGCGCGTCGGGCTGAACGTCATGCTTGGTTGGCAGCGAATCGGATTCGTCGGCGCCGGCCGGATCCACGGTCCGCGAGCGGATCGCGGCGAGCGCCTTTTCGAGCTCGGAAGAGACCTTCGCGGGAACCGGCGCCGGCGTGAAGACGCCGAGCCGATCCCCGCGTTCGATCTCATCCTTCGGTAGCTCGATCTCGTCGCCGAAGTACGCGCGGCGACGCCGGCCCTTGCTATCGCGATACTGCCAGGTCGCAACCTTCACAGTGCGAGTAGCCATTCGATCGATCTCCGTTCTCTGGTCAGGTCAGGTCAGCCGGCGAGACCGGTGACCTTCTTGACGGCGTACGGGTCGGTCACGCCCATGATCGGCAGAACGGACGACTGGACCCAGTTCTTCTTTGTGGCCGGCTCGCGCCAGGTCTCGGTCTGAAGCATCTGCTCGTAGCCCAGGAAGCCGACGCCGCCGCGAACGGCTGCGTATGCGGTCCCCGGCGTGACGCGGTTCGACCGGAACGTCGAGATGCCGGCTTCCTCGAGGATCGTGTTCAGATCGGGCCCGTAGACGATCCGCAGATTCGCGTATTCCTGCGGGTTCATGATCCAAACGTTGTAGTTGTAGTCGAGCTCTTCGACGTCGGCCGCGAGCTGCGCCGCGATGATGTCGGCGAACGGACGCTCGGCCATCGGCGTCGGGGACGTGCCGGTCAGCTCGGCCGATCCCCAATCATGGCCGGGGACAACGCCGGCGCCGCCCAGGCTCGCGATCACCGCGTCGAGCACGGCGACGGTGCGCTGATTGACCTTGCGAACGATCGTGTTCGCGAGCTGAGTTGTGAGCCGGTCCATCTGGATTCGGTCGTTGCGGCGGATCGCCTCGTCCGACATCCAGAACTTGCCGCCCCAGTCTTCGGACTGTGCGACCTGCGGCGCGCCGCGCTCACCCTGAACGATCGGGTACTCGTCGGACGGTCCGCGCTGCTCGATGTCGTTCTTCGTGTAGAGCTCGTTGATCGTGATCGTGTCGTAGATGATCGCGCCGGAGGTTGTCGTGGTCCCGGGCGAGCCGAAGAGCTCCGGAGCGATGAACTTCTGAAGCGTCAGATCCGACAGACGCTTCGTGATGCGCCCCGGATTCGAGAACGCCATATCGACCGAAATCTTCGTGTCGGTGATCTGCGGCGCGCCGAGCGGGTAAGCGACGGGGGAGGTAGGCATTTGGGATACCGGCCCTTTCAGTAGAGGCTGATCTCGGCGTCGCCGCCGTTGGTTGCTGCGGTCAGCGCGTAGCCCACGGCGACGCCGGCGTCGAGCTTGACCGCCGTGCCGTTGGTACCGACCTGGACTTCGTCGAACGCCGCGAGCGCGCCGCTCGTAGTGACGTGAGTGACGCGGGAATTGCCGCGCGCCACGCCGACGATCGCGCCGGAAGCGGCGTCGTACTTGGAGACGCCGCAGACGCGTCCGCCGGCGTCCGCGTGAGCGACAGCGATGTTGCCGCCGTTGCGGTTACCGGAGATCTTCAGGAATCGCTTCCCGGTGACATTCGCGCTGGCGCGGCCGGAGATGTCGCGGCCGGGCTCGTAGACGCCGACGTTCTCATTCGCCATGATCGTTGTTCTCCTTCAGGATCCGGGGATCAGTTGGTGGCCGGCTCGGTCGGTGCAGTGTCGAACCATCCGAGATCGTCGGGCGCCTTCATCGATGCGCCGGGATCCGGGTTCATCGAATGGCCGGCTTCCTGAACCGGGAAGACAGCCTCGAGGCTGTTGAGCGCGGCGGCGAACGTCTCGCGATCGAGTCCGAGATTCTTCGTCCACTTCTCGCGGTCGGCCGGCCGGATCTTGCCGGCGCGGATCGCGTCTTCGACCATCCGCGCATCCGCTTCGGCCTGGATCGCGGCGAACGCTTCGGAGCCCTGCTTGCTCTGGGCCCGCAGCTCTTCGAGCGTGGCCGAGTCGACCATCGCGAAGCCGGACTTCTTCAGCACGGCAGCGGCAGCGGCGAGCGTCGGCTCGGCGCCGGCGTCAGCGGCCGGCGGCTCGGCAGCCGGCGGCGCGGCCAGCTCGGCGAGCTTCGCGTCGACAGCAGCGGCGAAGTCGTCGTCGTTCATCTCGGGATCGAGACCGTACTTGTCGGCCAGGTGTTCCTTGATCGTTGGCATCTTCGCGGTTCCCTTCGTTCGATCGCTCCGGCAGTTCCGGACTTTCGGCGCCGGTGCGGAGCGCCGGCCGGCGTAGTTGAAGACGGACAAGTCGAACCGATTCTTAAGCGATTCCGCCTTGTCTGCTGCTGAACTCTCGTCGTCGGCTTCGATGACGCGATCCGCGAGACCGGCTGAGACCATCTCGTCGGCCGTGAACCAAGTCTCGTTATGCATGAGCTTCAGCCAGTCTTTGACGTCGCCGCCGGCGCGATCGGCGTAGACCGAAGCGATCGATTCGTTATGGCGGATCAGCAGATCCCGCATTTCCTTGAAGTCGTCGGCAGTGCCCATCACGACGCCGTGCGCTTCGTGAATCATCATCTCGGCATACTTCGACGTTTGAATCTCGTCGCCGGCCATCGCGATAAACGACGCGGCCGACGCGGCGAGCCCATCGATCCGTGTCACGATCCGCGCCGGATGCCGCTTCAGCGCGTTCATGATCGCGATCCCGTCGAACACGATCCCGCCGGGACTGTTGATCCCGACGACGATCTCGTCGGCTTCCAGCGCGTTCAGGTCGTTCGCGAAGTCGCCGGCGGACACACCGAACCACGGATCGATCTCGTCATAGATCAGGATCTCGGCCGTCTTCGTCTCGCCGCTGCTGGCTTTGTTCTCAATCCGATACCAGGGCTTCGCTTCGTCTTTCGGCGCCTGATGGAGCATCCGCGCGAGCCGCTGCTCGAAAGTGCTGCCGCCGGCGAACATCAGCGCGAGCGAAGAATCGAACTGCCGGTAAATCTCGGGCATCCGGTCATAAACGCTCATCTCAGAACAACACTCCCTGCTCGGTGGACAGCGACATCTTCCCCAGGCTGCGGCTCGTATGCTGACGAGCTCGATTCGACGCCGGCGGCGCGGCCGGCTCGTCGTCGGGCTCGTCTGCCGGCGCGTCGGCCGGATCCTGCTCGGCCGGCGCGGCAGCCGGCCGATAGTTCGGATCGACTGCCGGCGCGCCGAGCTGCTGCCGGATGAACGCTTTCAGCGCGTCGTCGGGATCGAGCAGACCGGCCTGGACAAGCAGATTCAGCGCGGCAGCAGTCGCGTCCTGCCGGCTGCCGATCTCGTCGCAGACCAGCAGCGGCGCGCCGACATCGATGCTGTAGTTCGAATCGAGCAGATCCTCGATGACGTGTTCGTTCGTGACGTCGGCGATGTCTTCGGCGATCGACTGAACCGACTGAACGAACACGTCCGCCTGGACGCTCGCGAGCGCGTAGCTTCCGCCGCGATCGAGATTGAGGAAATGCGCGAGCCCGGCCAACGCGATCTGCTTGTCGTGGTACTCGATCGCCTGCCGCATATCGGGCAGATTGCCCTGGACGCCGAGGATTTCGAGCTTCGCGCCGGCTGGCAGCGCGGCGCCGGCGGACATGCCGCCCCGGAAACGCGACGCGATCCGTTCGTATTCGGCGATGCGCTGCTCGGCGGTCGGGCCCTTGCTATCGGTTTCGTTCAGCGTCGCGACCGGGACGCCGATACCGTTGCGGCGAGCCGCAGCGGCTTCGATCCGCATGAGCTCATCCTTCAGCAGCCAGTGTTTGTAGCTCGGCCGCAGCAGCGACGTCCCGATCCATACGCCGGGCTCGGGTTCGTTGCGGTAGACCACGAGTCGCGACACATCGATGACAGTCGACGTCACGCCGGCGCGGATCCGGTTCGTGTTCATCGGCTCGTCTTGGACGATCGAGATCAGCCCGCCGTCGCGCGCCACGTTGAACGCCGAGATCGTGAACTGCGGACGCGGCGCCAGCTTTCGCAGATGGAAGAGACCGTCGCTCTCGTCATAGCGATAGACCTGCTCGAATACCGAGTGTCCATATCGCAGACATGACAGCGTGTCCCGGAGATGTGCCTTCCAACTGAACCGGTCGCGCCGGCGCGGCTTCGGCTTGTCGCCGCCGTTGTCGCCGAGGATCGGTAGTCCTAGATCGCCGGCGATGTGAGCGACGACGCGATCTTCGGCGCCGTTTGGATCGATGCGCCATTGTGTCCGGCGGATCGGGAGACCGATCGCCGACAGCAGCGACCAGCAGCGCGCGTCTTCGCGCGGCATCCGTGAGTACGCGACGAGCGACAGCGGCCAGCGGAGATCGGGAACCTGCTCGGTGAGTTCCCACCACCACATATCCGGGACCGATCCCGGGGACCACGAAGACGGGTCGCTCGGGCTCGGATTGATGTAGCCGATTTCTGTTGTCATCGCCGGCGGGCGTGCCATCCCGGAACCAACCTTCCGACGTCGGGCAGTGTCGTCGTTGGCCAGTCTGGCTGTTTCGCGAAGTTAGCGCCGACGAGCTCGGCGGAAGCAACAGACCAGAGCGCCGGGGATTGTCGGGTTCGAAAGTGTTCGGCGGTACATCCCCTGACGGGGATCTCATAGTTTCCCAGATCGAAGATCCTGTGTCCCGGCGCTCTGTTCTGTTGTGCCGCGAACGTATCTCGGAATCCCCGGGGAGACAACCGGAAACGCCGGTGACTTTACATTCCCGAACGGTTGCAGAGATACATCGCCGAAATGTATAGTTGCGGTTCCCCTGCCAGATCGAGAAAGGCTCACCGTGACCACTCAGCCCGCGCGCCCGGCCTCGATCGCTCTCCGTCGCGAACTTCACCCGAACCGCCGGCTGACGCTCCACGTCGCCGACCTCGACGGGTTCCGCGTCGAAGCACACCAGAACGAGCAGGCACACAACGCGCGCGAGCACGGCGCCTGGTTCCTGACGATCGCCGTCGCTGGCTACCCGCTGCGCTGCTACAGCCAGCACCGGACTTTGACCGAAGCGCGCGCCTTCGCGAACGCCGTTATCGCCGCTGCCGGCGCCGGCGCCACGCACGCGCAGCTCGTCGCCGCACATGATCGCGTGTTGGCCGGCCCCGACGCGATCGTCGACCTGGACGCCGGCGTCGCCGAGGTAGTCGAGCTGCCGGCCGCGAGCCCGATCGTCGTCGTCCCCTGCGGCGCGCAGAAGCTCGACGAGCCGGCGCCGGCCGGCCAGCTCTACACATCGCAGCACTTCCAGCTTGTCCTACGCGCCGCGCGCCGGCTCGCAGCCGAGCAGTCCGGCTGTGTGCTGATCCTGTCCGCGCTTCACGGACTCGTCGACCCGTCCGACATCCTGGCGCCCTATGACGTCAAGATGGGAGATCCCGACTCGATCGAGCCGGCCGAGCTCGCGCGCCAACTGCGCCGGATCCGCCCGACCACCATCACGACTCTCCTCCCGCGTGCCTACGCTCAAGCGCTCGACGTCGCCGCCGAGCTGGCTGGCGCCGGCGACCTGGTAGACCTCTACGCCGAAGCGCCCGGTATCGGGTACCAGCGCGGCGTTGCTTCCCGAATCGTGTCCGCAGCATGAGGGTCGGGGACCGGGAAAACGCCGGCGACTTTACATTCCCGAACTGTCGCCGGCATACATGTCCGGACTGTATAGTCGCCGGCATGACAGATACCGCCGAGCTCGATCCGCGCGACGTCGTGAAGACGGCGCTCGAATCAGCCGTAGACCAAACCACATCCGCGACCGCTGCCGGTGTGATCACCGCGCTCGATCACGCCGGCTTCGCCGTCCTGTCGCACGTGTGGATCGCGCAACTTGAGCTCATCGAAGGACAGGGAGGATGGATCTCGGCCAACGCGACATCCGCCGGCGCCGTCGACGATCTCGTCCGTTGGTGCAACGAAATGGGTATCGGTCTCGACGAATACGATCCTTCGACCGGCAGCGAGTTTCTTGACAATCACCCCGACGTCGAGACCTACGGCGTCAGCTACGTCCCGATCGGGAAGTGACCCGATGGCCAGACGGAAACTGCCGACTCGATACCTGAACCAGGCCGAGTTCGCCGAGCGGATCGGCGTCGCGCCGTCGAGCTTGAGCCGCTACAAACTGCCGGCGCCCGACGTGATCGTCGGCCCGGTGAACGAAGACGGATCGTTGCCGCGCGGGACCGTTCGCGGATGGCTGCCGGCCACGATCGACGAATGGAACGCCAGCCGGCCCGGACGCGGCGCCCGAACCGATCTCGCGGCGCGGTGATCGCGTGAAGATCGAGTCCCTTCAAAGAACGTCGCACCACCCAAACTCGCACAAGACAGGGGATCTATTCCGATGATGCCGCAAACCGATTGCGTGCAGTGCACGGTGCCCGCCACCGACCTCGATGGAGATGGGCTGTGCCGATTCTGCCGCGACTACACGCCGCCTGAGATCGTCGCCCAGCGGCTCGACGTGCTTGAGCTGAACTGCTCGACACATCCCGATCAGTTCCTCCGCGCCAACACGATCTGCCCCAAGTGTTTCTGCACGCCGGTCCCCGGCCAGACCGGCGAGGTCGGCGTTGTGTACATCGATGACGGCGACAGCGACGCGACAGAAATCAGCTGCGGCGACACGACCGTATGGCTCGACCACAAGACGGATACCGTCTCGACGAACGTCGGGACGACGAGCGCCGGCATCGTCGGCGCCGAGATCACGCCGGATCTGATCGCGTGTCTGAAGCGCGTCATCGTCGAGCGCGCGAAGGTCGGCGCCTAATGCCGCCGCAGCACCGACCGCCGGCGCTGCGGCCGCTCAATCTGCGCCACGGCGACGCGCAGCAGATCGCCGACCACTGCGAGCGCGCCGGCCGGCCGCTCGTCCCGTGGCAGCGCGCGTTGCTCGATCGAATCGAATCCGCCTCGATCGCCGAGCAATTCGAGCAGATCATTCGAGCGATGCGCTGACACAACCCCGATCGGACGCCGCCGGCCAACGCGCCGGCGGCGTCCGGCGTTTCAGAACGCCGCCTCGAGAACGTCGATCTCGTCGAAGTCACTCGCGTTGTCGTGCGTCGTGGCCGGCGCCGGCGACGCGCTCGTCTCTTCGGCGAACATCTGGACTCCCCAGTGTGCGAGCGTTATCGCTGTCCACTGCGGGACGCCGGATTCCGCGTCGTTGAACACGAAGTCACCCATCGGAAGCGTTCGCTTCTGAACGATCTCCAGCGCTTCCTCGAGGATCGGCTGTCCGGTGTGCGACAGCTCGCCGGCCAGCGCGGCATCCACGAATCCGCCGCACGCCTTCGCCATATTCGGCGTCGACGCCTCGATCAGCTCGTAGCCGAGATCTTTCATCCGCGCGACGAGCACATTCGCCCGGCCGCGACCGTCGACGATGATCGCGGCCGGATCCCACAGCTCGATCAGGATCACGAGGAACAACGCGACGTCCGGCAGTTTCGCGTTCCGCAGATAGCCGATTTCCAGATGAATCCGTCCGCCGGCCGTGCGGGATCCGCCGGCGATCGCCCACCGCCGGCCGTCGAGCGATCGATGTACGGCGATGACGCGCTCGCCGACGAGCTCCGGCGCGAGATCAGTCATCGCTTCCCAGGCTGACAGCGGGAACACCGGTTCGCGATTCGATTCGTCCGGCGGATAGATGCCCCACCCCAGGAAGTCCGCGTCGAACAACGCGAGCTCGTCCGGCGTGTTCGCGCTGCGGCGTTCGCGATCCATATCGCGCTGTCGGTGGATCACCCCGTGCGACGGGTTCGCCATCCGCGCCGCGTCCGGATGATCGCGCGCCTCGGCCAACGCGCGCGCGTCGACGTTCTCATCGCCGGTCGGCTCCGGTCGCGGCGCCATCCATTCGGCGAAGAACATCTCCGGCGAGCGATCGCGGCCGAGCCGGCGCATCGAAGCCAGCACGTGACAGTGTTGGTACTTCGGATCTGTGTAGACCGGCGGCGTCGACAGGTAGATCGTTTGGGCGTTCGGGGACGCGATCTGCGCACCGGTGAGACCGGTTTTCTGCGCGGCAGTGAGCTTGTAAGCCTCGTCGAAGATGACCAGATCGAGCTTCGTCAAGCCGACGCCCATATCCGCGCTGCGGAGCCCGATCCGGAGCTCGCCGCCGTTCAGCAGCTCGACGGTCCCGCGATCCTTCTCCTTCGAGTACCCGCGTGGAAGCCCGACGCGCGGCGCCAGCTGCGCGACCAGATCCGGCGAGCTCTCGATGATCGCGATCAGCCGGTCATAGACGTCCTCGGCCGTCGCCCAACGCTGCGCCGAGTAGATGATCTTCTCGCCGAGCACGAACAACCCGAACAGGATCCGGAGTAGAACGATCTCCGTCTTCCCGTTCTGACGCGGACAGATCAGACAGACGTCGGGGTGAGTCCAGAGCCGGAAGCCGTCTTCGTCGGCCGGCAGCCGCGAGCAGATCTTCCGCAGTGACCACCATTGCCACGGCATCGGCCGGGCGCCGAATTCCGCGCCGAGCGCCGCAGCGACGTCGCCGTCAGTCTCGTCGCCGTCGAACGCCGACCAGAATTCCGGCTCTTGCCGGCCGGTGAGCCTCGGCCAGTCGCCGACGTACTTCGGCCACGGCTTCGGCAGGAAATCGGCCGGCAGCTCGGCGGATCCGCGCGCCGGCGCCGTCGTGATCGGTTGCGCGCACATCAGTCGCGCCACACTGCCAGATAGCACGCCGGCGCGATGTCGTCGCCGTCTGACCACCGCGCCGGATACAGCTCCCAGATCCACGAGCCAGACCGCGAGTCGATCCGGAACATCCCGTCCGGCGTCGCGCTCGACACAACGCCGCCGTAGCTGTCGTCGCCGGCCGGCCGGAGCGCGGCGCCGACGTCTTCCGCCTTCACGAGGATGACGGGGTTCACGGTGTTCAGCAGTAGCCCACTGCCGAACGCCGGCGGCGTGCTGATCGGTCCGAACGGTGTCTCGCCGAACCGATCCCGATCGGGCCCGGCGTAGATCTCGATCTCGTTCACGTCAGCCACGCTTGCCGTAGATCTCGGCAACGATTCGCGCGACAGCGTTCTCACTCTTCGCTCCGTCATCACCACTTCCTGCTGGCCGCATCCGTTGGATGTCCATGATGAGCTTCCGCAGAACTTCGGACTGCTGAGCTTCCTCGCGGATCGTCGCCGTGACGCGCACTTCGGCGACCTCGCCGGCGATCTTCACCGCGAGCCAGACGCCCGGGTCGCCCGAATGCATCCGATCGAGCACTTCCAGCCGATCCGCGATCCGGCCGGCCTGGGTAAGCAGCAGCGACGCGGCCGGATCCATCTTGTCCCAGGCCAATTCGCGCCGTAACCGCTCGCCGCCCGTCAGCCGGCGCCCTTTACGGACCGGTTTCGCCCCATTTGACGCCGATTGCGTCCGTTTACGTGCGGGTTGTTTGCCCTGATCAGACGCCGTATTTTCGCTACTTGACCCGTTTTTCGTCCGTTTCGGCGTCCGGGCTGCTGTCCGCTTCGGCGCCGTCGTCATCGGCGATCACCGCGCAACCCAAAAAAAAATTCCCAC